AGTTCCATGTGTTTGCCGTACCACCTGACAAAAATGCTTGAACTGAAAATGAATCTATAACCTCTTCTAAGTCTTTTACTATATCAGCATATCCTGTTCCTGACTGTCTTAAATTTTCTCTGTTTATGTATTGATTATATTGATAAAAATAATCTTCAAACATATCCATCTGTGCTTGTTGTGCATACAGATTGAAATCTTGAGGAGACAAGTATCCGTAATTATTTTTATTCATAATTGCCAATACTGTATTCCTTACGTTATTTATCATAGCCATAGAAAATACATTTTAAATATTTACAAATATAGCAAAAAAAAAGAGGTCACTTTTTTTGTGACCCCTTTTAAAATATGGTGCTTTCTATTAAGAGAACGCTAGGCTAGTAACCTCCACAGGATCTCCTGCCGCATTATTTACACCGTGTAAATCAAGGTTAAATGACGGAGACGTCCAACCAGTTTGTAAAGCTGTAATCATTCCATCTTCAATAGCATCTCTTACTTCTTCGTTGTTTGCAGCCATGTTGTCATGGCTTACAGTAACTTTTTTTCCAGAAGTGTAAAAGATATCTACAGCACTAATGCTTGCTTGCTCTACTAAAGCGATATCGTTAATTAAAACTTTTTGTCTTTGCTCGTTTTTAACCAAAATACTTAAATACTTTTGCATAATAAAAAAATTTAAGGGTTATGTGAGATTATTCTCGCTACAAATATACCTAATCTATTTGTCTTTCTTTAGAGCGTTTTTTAATAACTTAAATGTTTCAATACCTTCATCTGATTGCATATATGATGCAACAATATAATTTGGATCTTCACCAAAAGGTATGGTTAAAATTTTACTTTTGTTTTTCTTTAAGTTAAAATAAACATCTTTTTGATTGTTTCTAAAAGCTAACAATCCTTCCGAAAAAAACTGCGAGACTTTATCTTGTAAATCTAACATAGGATCATCAAGAACTTCTAGAAATTCAAAAGGTTGATTTTTTGCATAAATTAAAACATCTCTTTTAAGTTCAGGAGTAGACATATTATCTACTGCCGCTCCTAAGAAAACTCTACATACGCTAACTAATTTCTCTAGGCTTAAGTTTCTTGCTAAAATTTGTGCATCTAATTCAGCCTCAACATATTCTAGCTCTTCTTTAGCTTCTTTCTTTTTATTTATTTCATAAAAAATTGTTCCATTACCTGGATGTATATGTAGAAACTTTTGTAATACTTGATTTTCTTTAGGTACTACTAACATACCATCTTCAAATACTATTGGCTCTAAAATAGCATTTCCGTCTTGCTCATCTTCAAAAGGACTCTTTTGATTTCTAGCATAACGAAGAGGTCTATTTACGCCTGTTTCTTCATCAAAATATAATAATGGGGATCTTCTGTTGTGTCTTGAGGATAACATAAACGCTAATGGCGTTTTGTTACTTGCAAGTCTATAGACTTTTGTTTCAAATATTGGGTTTGGTTTTTTCATTTTATTTAATTTTAATTTAATTTAAAAGAAAGAGGGGGGATAAACCCCCTCTATTCTAAATACTACTTTCTAATTACTGCTGAAAGATAAAGAAGTTATTCGCTCCTAAAGTACATACAGCTCTTTCAGATAAGAAACTAACAGTCATACTGTCATTGGTATCAGTTCTTGCTGCTCCAGCCGAACCTGTAATCCAAGTCTTGTAACGTCTGTCTTCAGTTTCTGAAGCTCTGTATCTAACATGAAGGAATGGTCTCTTTGCGTTCTTTCCTAAGATTTGGTCATAAACTGTAGTAGAACCTGCTGGAACCATAAGCCCATTTACTCTACCACCTTCTATATCACCTCGCATTGCAGGGTCATTTAGATATTTCCAGTCAGACTTGTAGAAGTCATAACCTCTACGGAATCCTGTGAAACCTAAGTTTAATGCCATGTCTTTATCATTATCAAATAATCCATATGAAGTACCACCTGCTCCGTAAGAGTTTTGTGCTGCTAACATATCATCAATATCAAATGAGAAATTTCTATTTACAAAAAGAACATTTTCTTCAATAGCTCCTTGCTTATCTAGTCTTTGAATAACTGAGTCAAAACCTGCTAGAGTAACTGGGTTACCACCACTCCATACGTTTCCTCTGTTTTCAACTGCCCAGAAAATACCATCAGATCCTGATTGGTTTGCAACTGATAAACCAACACCTGTATCTTGGATGAAATCTCCAGCTCCAGAAGCTGCATCTGCTGGTACAGTTTCTACCATTGCAGTTTCTAAGTAATCTTCAAAACGCATTCTAGTTTCGTGCTCTGATTTTAGATACCATAGGTATCCGTTTGCTCCGTTTTCAGTTGTAACTTCTATCCAACCGATTTGAGCCATATCAGAACCATTAACTGTATAATTGTCTTTGATGATTATTGGCTTGTTGTCAAAGATTAAATCTTGAGACTCTAATGAACCTTGCATACCATCAGTTCCTTTAGCAAATTCAGATCCATAGATAAACATAGATGCAGTTGTTCCTGCTCCTGCCCATCCTTGTCCTGTAGCTTCATAGTATCCAACTGTGAATACGTTTGGAGCTGCTGCTGTAGGTGCTACTGTTACAATAGCTTTGTTATATAAAGTCGTTCCATTTGTATCAAGTGAAATCATAACTGTCTGTCCTTGTCTTATAGCTCCAAAACCATTTGCTGGTGCTGAAGATGCTGGAGGTGAAGCTGGATTTACTTGTGCTAAAGGAATAGTCCATACTGCTGTATCAGCTCCTGCTGCTGCTGGAGTTGTCATTGCTGTATACTTACTATGTAATCTTCCTTGTTCTGCCCACTTAATCAAGTCTGAGTTAGTTGGCATTTCAGCTCCCACCATTCTTAAGAATGATGCAACTGATCTATTTCCATAACGCTCAAATTCTTTTTCATATGTATCTGGTAAATACTGACTTAAGAAATTGAAATCCGTTATGTAGTTTGTTCTAGTGGCTACTTGCTGTGCACTAGGCTGCAAGTCAAAGCCAGGTACTGCTTGTACTGACATAATTTAATTGTTTTAAATGTTTATACTCGTTTTATACTTCTAATTTTGAGTCCTCTACCACTATCATTAGATCTTACTGCTCTTATAGTTCTTCCGTCTTTTGTAACACTTTGTTGAGCTTGTCTGATATCCATATTAATGTTTTTTGATTTTTTTGAAACATCTTCTACAGTATCAGCAACGCCTTGGTCATAAAAAAACTTAGCAAACTTTTCTGGATTCATAGCCATAGATAAAGCTCTATGGTATCCCGAAGCATCTTTCATTAATCCATCTTTATCCATGTACTTATTTAGAAAAATATTTACATCGGATTGAAGATTTTTTAATTCTGTAGCCTCTCCAGGTTTAAAAGTTAAATTCTTTTCTCCAACTTTAAACTCAAAACCTTTGAATTCGTTGCTGAAAACCTCATCAGTTTTCTTGAGAAAATAATCATATCTTTTTGCATTAGCTTCTTTGACAGTTTTAGATTCATCAATGTAACTTTTATAAGCAGTTAACATTTCTTTTTCTTCTCCAGATAATCCACTCCCACTTGACTCAAGAGGAACTTTATACTTATCTTTCTGATCGTTGAAATATTTCTTTGCTTTCGCAAGTTCTCTTTTTTTAGCTAGCTTTAATTTTTTGATAGCTTTTGGTTCGTCAATTTCTTCGTCAAAACCAAAATTATCATCAATCAAATCCTTAATATCAATAGCGTCTAAACCTTCTTCAGTCGCACCATAATATTCAGCTAATAATTGATCAGAATCCATAGAATCAAAGTCTTTTTGTAAATTATAAAAGTCATTAATTCCACGGCCTGTTTCTTTCTTATACTTCAAATATGCTGAAACATCATCTGGTAATTCTTCGTTTGCTTCTTTTTGTGCAAACAAATCATCAACAGAAGATATGTCTTTATCATACCTTTTTTTAATATATGTAAGAACGTCTTCGTCATTTAACTCTGACGAGGGAGTTTTTTCTTCAACAGTCTCTTCTGTTGTTTCCTCTGGCTTTGATTCTTCAGCCACAGGAGTTTCTACTTTTTCCGTTTGTTCAACATTTTGAACATCTTCAAACTTTTCTTCATGCTTCTCTAAAAGTTCTTGTTCAATTTGCTGTTTTGATTTCTCTTCTTTATTTACTTCTTTTACTTTTATTTCCATTTTATTTAATTTAAATTTTTACAAAGTTAATAATTATAATCCACCTAAATTTAGGCTATCGTGGATCAAACTCAGCCAAGTCAAAACCATCCAAACTATCTTCGTTTGACTCAAAGGATATAGGAGGTAAATTGTTCTTACGTTGAGTTATAAGTTGTGACTGTTGAGTTGATTGCTGGCTTATTCTTTTGTCTTTTGCTCTTTCCCTGTTTTGCTCTCTTCTGTCAATAGCTTGCTCATCTCTTCCTTTTAGTTGCATTTGGAACTGGAACTCAGTCATCATAAGCTGTTCTTTCAATGCAGCTTCATTTTTTAATTTTTCAATCTCAAAACCAATCTCAGCCTGTTTTACTTGCATTTTAGATTGTGTTTCCATTTGTATTTTTTGCATAGATATTTGTGCGGCAGCTTGTTGCGATTGCATATTATTTTGCTGCTGCATTTGCATTTCAGTTGCTTTTTGTTTTTGCTCCTGTTCTTGTCTTTGCTTACGTTTTACTTTTAACAACTGATTAGCCATTTTTATATTTTTGATTTCTCTGATATCAATAGCATCTTCTAAATCAATACCACCTTTAGATAATGCCATTTGAATGTTTTGTTCTAACTGTGCCTTTTCTTCTTCATCTGGGCTCATTTCAATAAAAATACCAAAATCGTATAAGTATAAATTTTTAATATCATCAAGTAGTCCTAAATTATATTTACCTATTTGCATAGCAAATTCATCAGCAAAGTCTGAGTATTCTAAGACATCCGCAGTTCTAATAGAAAGAGCTTCTGCTAAAGTTTGTGTTAAGAACAGGCTACCCTCTAATATATGTCTTGTTGCTGTGTTTGAATTTAGTGCAGCAAGTTTTTGAACTCCAACTAAAGAATTAGGATCAGGAGTTGAACCATCTCTCGCTTCGTTTAATCCTGTTACTTGTCTAATCATATTAAGATAATGATTGTAATTACCTATCAGCATCTGCATTTTTTGTGAACCACTAGATGATGTCAACTGAGTTATTGGAACTCTAGCTTGATTAAAATCACCATCTTGAGTATAACTTCTTCCTACAACACTACCTGTTTGAAAATATAATCTTAGTGCATCTGAAGGATCATATGCGTTTCCTGTTCCTAAATCAACCTCGTTCATTCCGTCAGCATCTATAAATACACCATCAGGCACAACTCTTTGAATTACTTGTTGCAGTTTCATATGGGTAAGTTGAATTAAATCTGCGAAAGGAATCATACGTCTAACTAAAGACTCAATAGTTCCTTTATACATTCTTGGTGCAGTAGCAACATAATTTGGCATTGCATACTGACTAGCTGAGTTAGGTCTAACCATATTTTTAGCCATTTCCCATTTTAGTAAAATGTTTGTTCCCATAACCATAACACCTTCATACCATACATCAATTCTTTTTTCAACTTTCTCAAACTTTCCTTCCTCCATCATTTCTTCAGGTGGATTAAACTGATCGTCTTTTGGGACTACAGTAAAATTACCATCAGCAGTTTGCTTTTTCTTATAAACAAAACTTTCTGTTGATTTGTAATTAAAATATAATAATGTGCAAGTATCTCTATAGAACATACTATTCTCATACATTTGTGCTACATTATAATAATCATACCAAGACTGACTATATTTAGATATTTCTTCCATATCTGCTTGAGTCAAGTCTGGGTTTATTTTTAATACTTCAGTAATTGGAATAGTTTTGATTTCACCCCAGTAAAAACAATCTTTAAAGTACGGATCTTCAGTATAGCTGTAAACAACATTAGCGGGATCAACATACTTGACTTTTATACCATCACCAAGCTGAAACTCATGTTTTACCATAGAAATTCCTAAAGTCATCAAATCCATATCACACCTTTTTCGTGTTTGATTATAATGGTTTTCTTCTAGTAAAGTATTGATTGCTGTTTCGTTAGCTATTTCAACGGCAGGCTTATAATTCATTTGCATATAAAGCTCCATTTCTAAATCACTTTCAGGTAGCTCGTCAGGATTAACTTGAAATACATCCATTCCAAAGTCTTGTTCTATTTGTTTGAAAAGAGGTTTTGCTATAACATTAGTTTCAATCATTTGCTGATACTCTCCTCTTCTTTCTGATGACATAGCGTCTTGAGCATAAGCCTTAACTTTAAATAAACGATCACTCATTCCGTTTACTACTATATCTACAAACTTTGGGATTATTGGTACGGGTGTCCAGTCTAAATTTAAATAAGATAAATCGCCATCAACAGCTAATTCATTTTTATATTTTGCTATGGACTGCTCACCTCTAGCGTATAATCGTAAACGATTAAACTCCAACCATTGACTGTAAAACCTACATTGACCTGCTCCCTCTTTTCTAAACCATTCATATTGTATTGCTTGCCCTACCTGCAACCCAAACTCTTTTGTTTTCTTCTCTGAATCAGAAGCAAATTGGTTAGGAAATGTTGCTGATTTTATGTCAATAGTTACGTTATCCATTATCTTATTATTTGACTTAGGGAACTCTTGTTGTTATATCGTGCAAAGTTAATACTTATTTTTGATTTTTGTTTAGATGGTGTGTATAAGTGCTTCTGATTAGCCATTATAGCTAAACCAGAACTTATAGCCGCATCAAACTTAGTTCTTTTACTAATATCAAACTTTGCCCAGTCTTCTAAAGTACGTTGGAAATACATAGCTCCCATATCATCTGCATCCCTGTATGTACCTGAAAAATCTAATCCTATATATTTTTCTATGTAAGATTCTATAGCTGAAGCATGAGACTGCTTTACGTCTTCAGAAGTATTAGGTATACCTCCTAATTCTCTTTCCGTTTTAGATAACTTATTAAAAGTTTTATCTGGTCGGTTTAAGCTAAATCCTCTATACCCTCTATTCTTCAAATGATACAATAATCTTGGTTTATTATTCTCACATAAAATTGGCATACCATAAAATACGCATGCCATTAAAACTTCTTCAAAAAATATTTCTGCTGTTTGTGGTCTGGCTATATATTCTAAAAAGAAATGATTTGACGGAGCTTCTTCCATACTAAACTTAGTCATACCATGTAACGCACCATTAGAACCTTTGCCGACTACTACACCTGAAATATCATAAGAGTCACATCCAAAAGACCCAAGATGTTCGTTTCCTGGATACTTAATTCCATTACGAGTTATTACCCGATTTTGTAGATGGGCTCCTGGAGTCCAAGTTACTAAAAATCTACCACTTTTATTTGGGCTAAAAATTACTTTTGAATCTTTGATTCCGTTAGCCCACGAGAACGATCCTTTTGTAGTATGCTGACCTAAAAGTAAAGAATCATTATAATCAATTTGTTGATATATTTTTGTTAAATTAAATAAAGATTGTTTGCTTTCATCTCTAAATGCGTGAGACTCTGATCTTGGAAACTGCCTGTAAAATTCATTTAGTGCATCAGGGTCTTGTGCTAAAGACTCTACTTCATTCTCCCAATAATTTATTGCACCAGTTGTTATATCTTCACCATCAATACCGACTATAGGTTTTTCAGGGGTTCTTAAAACTGGCATACCATATCTATCAATATATCCTTCAAAGTTCCATTCCATAGGTATAAATAAATTATATAAACCAGATTTTGTTTGTCCATTAGAATTTCTTTTTTTACTATCTGAATCTTCAAATAATTTTTTAAAATTAGAACCACCTTTGTCTAGTGAATTAGATGTTGAACCCATCATGCACTTACCAATAATCTTACTACCAAGCCTTAAACAAGTTTTTGTTACTCTCCAATTATTTAAAATGTTTTCAGGTTTTTCCCATTTACCACTTTCATCATGAAGCAAATATTGTAACTTCTCACCATCATAAGAGTTGTCAGAAGTATTCTTCCAATCAATAGTAGTGTCTAAGCCGTCAAGTTCTTCATTACCAATATCATACATATTTTTTTTAGTAATTTTAGATGCTGGTACTCTGTAAGCTAATTCTGTTTTTGGCTTATCCATACCATCCTGAATAGGTTTGAAAAAGAATGGGTAATTATTGGATATAGGAACAACTTTGTCAGTAAACATCTTTTTAGCATCCGCACCAGTTTTAGACAAAATACCTATACGAGCATCTCTAGTTATTGTTGCTTGGTTAACACCTTCACAAGAACTCATAAATGAAAATCCTGAACGTCTTATTTTTAAATAACACATACCAAAACTTCTTTTGTCAGCTTTACACGCTTCCCAAAAAATATAAAATATTCTATTTGCTTCTCTAAAATCTGGATGACCTACATCAATTTTAGTCCATTGCAAATACATATAATGAGTTCCAGTTATGTAAGTTGGCTTTCCATTATTTAAAAACCAATAGCCCTGTTCTCTTTTATCAAACTCGCCTTCAATGTAATCTACCCATTGAGCCTTAAATGTTGGCGGTGCTTCGTGCCATTGAAATATTGTTTGTATTCTTTTTAAAACTTTAGGTAATTGTTTTGGTTGCCAGACTTGATCTTCTTTTTTATTTTTATCATTGTCAAATTTTTTAGGTGTTTTTGGCAGTCCTATTTTTACATTGCTAATTTCATAAATTTCACCTAAAGTTCCGTCCCTTGATATTATAACTACATCATATTTTTCATTATACCCATATAGCCATGTTCTTGCCCTATTTTTGTTAGACATAACACTTTTAGGTATATAGTTTTTTAAAACTCTAAATATTTTATTTTGATCTTGATTCAGCAAATCCTTTTGGTGTTGTTGTTTTTGTTTCTACAGTCTTACCCTCTAATAAATTTTTTTCTTCTTCAATTCTTTTTAATATTTCAAAAGCATCCATGATACATAATTTTTTTGTTGCTGCGGCATTTTTCAATCTGTCTGCTGCTAGTTCATCATCAGCTTCATATTTAATTATATCTTCTTTTGCAACTTTAATTAATTGTTTTACAGCTTTTTCTCCTGCTGATATTATTTGAAACCTTAATTCTTTATTCATCTATTATAGTTGTTATATTATTAGTAAACATTCTGTATAATAACTCATCTTCAACTGTAAACTCATATTCACTATGCGGAGTAAATATAACATTATCTCCAACAGCAACTCCTAAATTAATTAATTCATCATTAATATATTTAACTGTTCCCTGAAGCCTTTCGTATTTACCTCCTTTATCAATAAAGGCTTTTTTTGCAAGCAAAGGTTTTATAAAACAATATTTGCCGTGTGACTTCCAACCTTTATCGTTTTTAAATAAATAAAACTGATCGGGATCTACAAAAAATAAATTGTCTTTAAAATAACTCTTACCGCTTTTTCTTCTACCATACATATCATTGTAAAACTTAAATACGTTATGATGAACCAATAAGGTGTCTCCCTTTTTTACTTCTCCTTTATAATTTAGGGGTAGTTCCTTGACTATGGCAAATCTATTTGATGCCATATGGTCTTCTTCAGATACGCTAGTAATAAATTCCATACCACCTATTTTTCTTACATTATCATATCTCCTATCATTAACAGGCTCTACAATAAACGAATGTATAGACCTCATTAAAAGTTTATATTATATTCTAAGGTAATTGGAAGCGTATACAAAAACTCTTTCCATATAAATATCTCATCGTTTTTTTCTACCCAGAGTTTATATGATTGTGTTTTTTCGTTAGCTTGTATTAGATGTATTTTATAATCACCTCCTAAGACGGGTTGATTTACTATATAGTGCATTGAGCCTGACTTATAATCAGATCCAATGGAGATTTTTCTTATATCCATTTTATTTTATTTTTTATCTTCTATTAATCCTTTATTAATCTCGGCAGTAATTTCTTCAACAATAGCTAGAGTGCTTATTGGAAGTGATTGTAATAGTCGGTTAATATTTTTAATAGATTCTTCATTTAATTCTACTCGCATTTAATTTAATTAGGTTGTCAATAATATATTGTAGTCTACGCCATTTATTCTAACTGGCCATTTATGAGTTGATGGTGTTGATGCTGACGTTGCAACTACACCTAAATTTTCTGATGAAGAACCAAAAGCAATAGTATTAGTTGCTGCTGTTGCCGCATTTGGCCCTATTGCTACAGAATTTGCAAATGTTGCTTGAGCACCTACTCCTATGGCTATAGAATTATTTACTCCAGCTCCTGATGAAGCGTCAGAGTTAACACCGATAGCTATTGAGTTTGCACCCTGTGCCATAGCATTTGAACCTATAGCGATTGTTCCTCCTTGAATTACACCTCCTGATGTTCCTCCTGCTAAAGTACCTATAGCAATGTTACATACCCCAGACCTTGTTATGTTTTTATATGTTAATGGAGCTCCTTCAGCCTGATAACCTATAGCAATACCATTTGTTGATGTATTATAAGTATCAATATTAGTTGCTGAATCTCCAATACTAGCTTGATATCCTATTGCTATTTGTCCTTGTCTTCCGCCTGCACCATCCTTCATTGCCTCAGCACCAACAACTACATGGTAATCTGATCTGTTTGCAGATTGAAAAGCAGGCAGATTACTTCCCATACCAGCTTCGGTACCTATGTAAACTCCTCTTCCTTGATTAGTGTTTACAGATGTACCAGGATGCATATTAGCCGAATATCCAATAGCTACTGTTCTAATATTATATCTATGACAATTTAGTATATCACTATTTTCTCCAGTCATCGCAAGAGTACCTATAGCAATTCTGTTCATAGCGTCTGAACCATTAGGATTATTAGATGTATTTATACAGTTTGTACCTGCGAGAGACCCAATAAAAATTTCAAAGTCTCCATAAGAATTATCTCCTGAACCCTCTCCTATAGTTACGCAGCTAGTATTAGCATTTGTAGATGTTGCGGGACTCGCAAAAGGATAAACACCATTTCTTGCATTATGACCTATTGTTACATTTTTACTTCCTGTTTTATTTTGTTGATCGGCTCTTAAGCCTATACCAATATTACCATCTCCTGTTGCACCACTAACTGCTGTGTTCAGTAATGCACTATCTCCTAATGCAATATTATTTTGAAGCCCTGGTTCAAAAGGGTTTCTATCTCCTATCCTAATATTAGCAAAATTTGACTCTGTAGCAATACCTATGTTTCCTGAGGCGTATATTTGTTGATCGTCATTTAATACTGCTGTAAAATTACCAAACCTTAGTCCTGTTGCAGTAGCAGAGGTTAATTCTACAAGATTACTAGAATACATATCAAGCTCCGTTTCAAATACACCTAGTGTTTTTGCCGTAGCACCTCCAGACGTACCTTTATCTGTTCCTGATAAACCTCTCCATGTTGTTGTAGTTACTGTTCCAACAGACGCAACAGAAGCTACAGTTAATGTAGCTAAAGAAGTTCCATAATCAACTGTTAAAGTGTCTGCTATTGTCCAATCCTTACCACCTCCAAAAACTTGAACACCAGTTATTCCTCCTGTTCCATTTACAGATGTTACTCTAACTATAATACCGCTAGCCGTACCTACTGAAGAGGTGGCTTTGGTTGTTGGATAATAGTTGTTTGCAGCATATCCAGTACCTGCCGCAGTTATTGTTAATGTAAGAGCCGCTCTACTTCCTACTGTTGAATTTGCATTGCCATCTAAAGTTATATTGCCCCCAAAAGAGTTTACCTGAAGAACACCTGTATTGGTAAGAGTTATTGTTCTAGTTGCTGGCGTGCTTACTGAGCTAATACCTGCTCCACCAGCAATAGTTACTGTCTCTCCATCAGATACAGTACCAGCACCTCCACTATCTCCATTAATATTCCAAGATGTCATGTTACCTCCACCAGTTTGATTCACCCACTCCATATATCCTCCACTTGCACTATTAAAAGCAAGAACCTGTCCTGCTGTAGCAACAGAAGGTGATGCAGTTGTTCCAAGCACAAAAGAATTATTTGTTGTTCCGTTTGAGTTTTGAATTGTTAAGGCTGTGTCTAATAATGTACCGCCTTTTGTGGCTACAACCTGAATAGTTGGTGTTTCAGTAGATAGCTTTATTGATGTTCCTGTGACTGCGGATGTTGTTCTTAAATATGTACCACTTGCTGCTTGTTCTGCAAAAGTAAATGTACCTGTTGATGTTATAGGTGTTCCAGCCGTTCCTGTTGAATCTGTTAAACTAATACTTTGAACTGTACCAGTTCCAGAGCCAGTAAATCCTAATTCAATAGTATTACTTCCTGCATTACTAAATACAGCACCACCCGATCCTTCCATAGTAAATGAGCTAGAACGAGTGCCATCTGAATTAGTAATAATCATTCTGTTACCTACATTGGTAACTGCAATATCCCAGTCATTACCAGGAGGAGAAGAAAACTTACCTGTCTGGTCATAATATGTTTCACTAGCTATAGTATCAACTTCTATAATTAAATTATTGTCTGATCCTGTTTGATTTACTCTAAACTTATCACCAGAAGCATAACCAGAACCACCAGAAACAAAAGATAAATTAGATAAAACAACATTACCTCCTGATGTTGAATTTATATTTACAATAATTCCAGAACCACTTCCTACAGTTGCTGTTGTAGTTAAATTATTTGCTATAGTATAGTTTGTTCCAGTAGTATCATCATCATAAAAAACATTAGTTAATCCTCCTGGCCCTGTTGTTACTGAACCAGTTGTAACAAGTGCTGAACTTACTGATGGTGTAGCAGGGGTTGAATTGTCAACTGACATATCTACATATGTAGTATCTGTAACATTAACTTGCGTTACTGTACCCGTTCCTGCCGCAGCCCATGTAGGTGGCCCTGATGGCCCTCCTGAAACTAAAACCTGCCCTAAAAGCCCTTTATCCGCATTTAGTTCTATGAAAGAGGTAGAGTCTATTAGTAAACTTCCTTGAGATATTTTTACGTTACCTGTTAATATTATATTTTGAGTAGCTGAGTTACCAGTATCTAATACTTGCTGTAGGGTTGGGTTTGTACCTGCTGCTGTTCCCCATATTGGCGTAGCTCCTACTCCTTGTGATATTAAAACCTGACCTGTAGTTCCTGGATTTCCCTGAAGTTGTAACTCTGAATATAAACCAGCTATATTTAAAACACCTGCATTGATAGTTACTATACCCTGTGTGGATGTTATTCCTGTATCTCCGTTACCAGTTAAAGTAATATTACCTGTTCCAGTAATAGCATTTGTACTAGCCAAACTAACACCTCCTGTTCCAGTAAATACAATACTACTATTTAATAATGTATTACCTGCGGTTACAACTTGTTGTAAGGTAGGATTAGTAAGTGTTGTAGCACTAGACCATTCTAAACCAGTTGCAGTTCTTCTTAAAAACTGTCCTGTTGATCCGTAAAAATATACGCCTGTTCCATCATCAATACCTATTCTTGAAACAGGACTAATATTTAAATCAACAGCATCACTTAAACGAGCTTCTCCTAAAAATGTTGCAACTCCATATGCTTGTAATGTGGACGTTCCTTCAATTACTAATCCGCCACCAGTTGCTATTGTAAATGTACCTGTTAAATTTGGATTTGCTGTGGCTACTGGACTAACAGCTAATGTATCATTCCACGATTGATTAGTTCCTGGTGCATTGATCCACGATAAGCCAGTTCCTGTTGAACTTAATACTTGACCCGCAGCTCCATGTGATCCAAGACCTCCAGCCGATATCGTTTGAGGAAATATATCATTTGCACTTATACTTGATCCTCCAGCATCTGCACTACCATTTAATTCTATATTAAGGTTAGATGTATTGCCTACCCCTAATACAGAATTAAGATCTTGGTTGACTGCGGCACCACCCCCTATTGAGCTAACTGTAAATGTTACTGTCTTTTTGTTATCGCTAACATCTGTTCCAATAATTAAATCATTTGCAGCAGGTGTTACCGTTGGGTAAGCAGTAGTATTTTTTATTTTAGCCATAGGGTTGCATTTTTATTTTTCTACTTTCAAGTCAGCAGCTTCTTCTTCAGGTTCTGTAACATCACCTGTTTCTAAATTAATCGTTGCGTTTTTACCATACTTTTCCATCAATTTAACTTCTTCGGCAGCAAACTTTCCCTTACATTCTGCTACTTTTTCCATTAGTTGATTTTGTTGTAATACAGTATCACCCAAACTCATTTTTAGAGTGTTAAATTCTGCTTGTAACTCTTGAAGTAATGTTAATTCTTCTTCCGTTAGTTTTTTCATATTATCTTCCATTTGATTTTATTTATTTTAGTTATTAATTTAACAAAGATACAAAAGTTTTTTTATGTTATTATTATGGAACATTGGTGCTAAAGGTTGGAGATCCTACTCCTGTACCCGTAAATCCATTACCTGAACTATCTGTATAAGATGTACCTGTACCCTCATTAAACCTCCACCATGCAGTTAGGTTTGCAGATTGATTATAACCACCCGCATCAGTTCCTAAATCTATAGGTGTTCCTGAGTTATATATTGCTGATATATTTGTAGCATTTAATTCAGTTGAGAATACAGCTAGATTATTTAACTCTCCATCAAAAGGACTACCTATTGCTGGTGAAGACCTTGTCCAAGCACCAAGACTACTGTCTCCCAAATAATTAAGAGTTACGTTATTGTTACCTGACCTTGTGTATGTACCACTATAAGCAGATCCATTTATATAAAATAACCATGCGTTTCTGTTTTGTGTTGTACCCATACTACCTGCTGGAATTACAGCAGCGATATGATACCATTGTCCTGCCGCTATAGTTGAATTAGCTGTTCTAGTTGTGTTTCTATTGTTTGAGCCTGATCCAAAAAATCCTTGATTTAGACCCATGACATGAAGAACTAATGCCCCATTACCATTAACAATAACCTTTAACCCACCATAATTATTTGTTCCTGAATTACCAATATTATATACAGCCTCACCCCCTGACAAAGAATCAATGTATATCCACGCTGTAAACGAAAGTCCGCTTGTATTTATTGAAGATTGTGTTGGTTCTAGTGCTGTTGAAGACAAGTCTCCTAAGTTTACATATTGAGTGCTACCATTCAAATCTAAAGAAAAATCTGTGCTGAAACCCGAAGGTAAATCAACTGTGTTTATTTTTTCCATGGTAGATATTTGAATATCGTCAATCTTACTAATTGAACTAGCAGATATGGTGTTGAGTTTAGAGATAGTCATATTATGATAGCTCTATAAATGTATTGTCTGGATGAAAAAATATTTGACCATTAGTAGCATCTATTTGTGTACCAATAATTCTTACAAAAGCACCAGTACCTGATGGAGGCTCGTGTGTTACTGTTCCGCTACTTGTGCTACTTAAATATAGAGGACTACCAGCAGATGATCCAGTTGAAACGTAGCTCAAGGTAAACATACCTCTTGTTAAAAACCCATCTGAACCTGAAGTACCGAGTGCAATACCTAATAAACCAGCCACTTTACTTACTGAATTTGCTAGAGTTGCCTGCCATTCACCATCTGGAGTTGTCAAAACATATAATTTACCCGTAGCTGTAGATCCAGAAACACTACCAAAATAAACTACCTCTCCTTGAAAAGAATTATCAGTATTTGATGTTTTGTCTAGTTGTGTGTTTGCGTTCCAAGTACCTGTTGTAACCCCTCCTCCTACAGCACTTGAAGATTCGGTAGTTATTAGATTTGGTAAATCTTGAACTAAATTTCTGTTAAAATTTATTGTTGGATTTACTGTAGTTGAGCCTGAAATAAATAGAGGATTATTTGTTGCCCCACCTGTAGTTGGGTTTGCTGCTGAAACAGAAGTTACAGTACCCGCATTTTGAGTTATTGTTGTCCATTGTAATCCTCCACTAACACTTTTTAAAAATCCTCCAACCCCTGAATCTCCATCAACTTGTAAAGTGCTAGATGCTCCCAATAATATAGAGGCATTACTGCTTTCAAAATCTATGTCAGCACTCATAGTTAAAGTGTCAGAAATAGTTTTTGCTCCTGAAATAGTTTGAGTGTTATTTGTCAATACAACTGTAGAATCAACTGAAATGGTTCCAGAAGTTGTAATCGTACCACCAGTCAATCCTGTTCCTGTGGCTACTGATGTTACTGATCCGCTACCTTTGTTATTAAAAGTATTCCAGTCAGTAGAACTTAAGTATCCATTAGAAGATGTTGTTGCTTGTGTTATACCAATAGTTCCTGTGCTTGTTATTGTGCCTCCAGTTATTGGTGCATTAGTTGCTATTGAAGTAACACCGTCAACAGGTAAAGTTGCTAAACTTAGGTTTCCTAATATTACTTGAGAAGATGTACCAGCACCAGCAATATTTATTGTTCCTGAACTTGTTACTGGCGAACCAGTTATTGTTAAAGCACTACCAGTTTCGGTCAGAGCAACCGAACTTACTGTTCCATAATTTTGACTTTGTACCCAGGCTGTAGATGCCGCAAAAGTTGTATTATCTGACAACCCTCTTGTACCTACATCGGGTACAGTCCCAAAAGTTTTTGTTCCATTTATTGTTTGAGGGCCTGAAGTTCTTACAACAGTAGAATCAACATCAACTGTAATAGTATCGCTACTTCGTGTAGTATCAATTCCATCTCCTCCTTCAATATCTACAGTATCTCCGTCTACTATAGATGCTGTTCCACCACTATCTCCTCTTAAATTCCAGCTTGACATGCCCGAAGTAAATGTTGCTAAAGAACCATCTCCTCTAATATATTGACTTGTTGTTCCAGCTCCTGTTACAGCTATAGTACCGCTAGTGGTTACTGGAGAGCTTGATACTGTAAAGGCAGAAGGCATAGTTAAACCAACGCTTGTTACAGTTCCATTTCCTGTTCCTGCCCCTATATCGCTTCTAACTTGTGCACCAGTTCTATATTTAACAACACCACTATCGCTTACTAAAAATTTATCTGTATCTGATGAAGCGTTATCTATGGTACTAATGGTTACTTTTCCTGTTACCGAAACACCAGAGCCTGTAGTTTCAAACTTAACAGAACTGTTTGCATATAGTTTAACAACACTATTTCCTGAACCTGTTTCAACAAAATCAGCTAAGTTGTCGTTTTGACCTATAAAATTTATTTCGTCAGCCAACATTTTTATTGGCTTAGGAACAGGCCCACTACCACCTGCGTTTCTAATTGCACTTATAATATTTGATGTTGATGCTGCACCTGGTGCGTTGTGAAATATGGTAAAATCTGCTACTCCGTTTGTGTGCTGACCAAACTCAAGTTTGACATTGTCTGCAAAATGTTGATCATTAAAAACGTTAGCTGCCATATTCTTAGATTTTTACAAATATACGAATTTAAATAAAAGCGTTTCGCTGATATTCAAACTCGTATATGTAATTAATACTAAAGTATTTCAGTAATTAAAACTCTAGCTTCGTTAGACCCTAGAGGTTCTACTGTAGATAAAGTAACAACCGATGTTGAAGTTCTTTCTACTCCTACAAACACAGTATCATATGGTGCTTCGTTTCTATATACTTGAACCATAACGTCTCTTGTTCCTAAACTATGAGTAATTGCATAAGTTGTTGAGCTTCCATTACCAATGTTTGCAACAGCATTGTGATTATTACCAATACAAGTTGTTACTGCCGAGCAGAAATCTGTAATTTGTGAAGCAGGTATTGCAATAGTTTGTTCTGATAAAGAAGTAAGTAAACCTTTTGCAGTAACTGTTGCACTTAAAGATTTAGTTACGCCTCCTACTGATCCTGCACTTACTCCTGTATTATCTAAAGTAACAAATCCGTTTGCTGTAACTCCAAAGTTTGCTGAATCAAATCCTGCAACCCCTTTTTCTGTTGCTCCGTCTGTAGCACCTGCTCCTGCAATGTTTTCATCTGCTATTACAACTGTATAGTCTGATAAAGAAGGTGAAGAACTCGCTGTAATATCTGAATTAGCAAATATTAAATCTCCTGGCTCTAAATTATCTGTAAAGAATGAACCAGCTACTGTAACTGCAAAGAAATCACCTTGTGTTAAAGCTATATTACTACCTCCAGTTAAGGCAGGGGAGTTAGTTGTTGCGTTATACCCTCCTTGGAATGAACCAACACCTGCAACTTGCGATAATACATATCCTTTAGATGCAGCGTCAGTAGATGCCGATGGCGTTGCTGGTACAGTTACTTGACCACCAAAAGAAGACTGACCTGTTCCTGATACAGTTAACTCACCAGTTACAGTTAAGTCATTTCCTATTGTTACATCACTTGGTAAACCTATCGTAATATCCCCACCGTTTCCTGTAGATGGTGTAGTTATTTCAATTTCATTAGTAGTTCCTGAGAATTTAGCAGTCGTTGTAGAACCACCATTTGAACCAACTAAAGATAGTGTGCTTTCATTTGATGAGACAGCTCCAACACTCAATGCAAAAGTTGCGTCTGTGTTTGTAACTGTATTAGTAATTGTAACTGATCCTGTTGATCCACTTACACTAATTCCAGTTCCTGCTGAAACTTCAGTTACACCTGAGTTAGTTATTGTTACAGCTCCTGTCGCTCCACTTACATTAATACCTGTTCCTGCAACATTAGATGTTACACCAGAGTTGGTAATAGTCATACCAGTTGCTGTTGTAGCTGTAGTAATACCTGTTCCTCCAGCAAAGTCTGCTGTTGTATTACTTGTTACATTTAAGTCTGTACCAGAATCTCCTTCTAATACCCACTTAACATAATTATCGCTTGCTGGAACAGTCGGCATTGTTACAGTCTTAACATTAATAGCTGTTAAGTGACCTGTTGCATTTGTTGAAACACTATCTACTGCTGTAAATGTACCTGCTGATCCAGGAGATGTAGAGCTAGTTGTATCACTTCTAGATGTAGAGTTGTGATTAACTGTTAAAGTATCCGTTGCAGATGCTGCTGTTGTTAAGTATGTACCTCCAGCTATATCTACAGTATTTCCGTCTGTAATTGTTTGCGACCCTGAGTCTCCAGTCAAAGTCCAAGAAGACATAGAACCAGAAGAACCACTACTTGCTGCTGTAATTCTACCTTGCTGGTCTACTGTAATACTTGCTAAAGTATATGATCCTGGCGTTACGGCTGTGTCATCAAGAGTAATTGTTAAATCATCAGTTGCACTTGCTGCTGTTGTTAGACCAGTTCCTCCAACAAAAGTTGCGGTATTGCCATTTGTAATACTTTGAGAACCACTATCTCCTGCTAAAGTCCAGCTATCCATAGATCCAGTACCTCCAGTATAAGCAATAGTTACTGCTCCCGTTGCACTAGAAACGCTTATGTTAGATCCTGCAACTGCAGAAGTAACACCTGTATTTGTTATTGTTAAAAGATTTGGGGTTCCTGACGATACTGCCGTGCTGATTCCTGTTCCTCCAGTAAAATCAACTCTTTCACCATCTGTTATATCCTGTGCAGAACCTGAATCCGCTTCTAAGCTCCATGAAGTATACGCACCTGCTGGAGTAGCCCATACGTTATCCCCTCTAAGGAAAGTAGTTGCACTTGGCGATCCACTTGCTGATAAATCAATAGTTCCCATCGTAACTGCTCCAGTAGCTGCCGTGTTTTCTGTACCTGCTGATATAAATGTTCCATTTGCATTAGTGAATGATGTTACACCTAATGTAGCTGATCCATTTGATGCTGCGGTAATGATACCCTGTGCATTTACTGTTATACTAGCGTGAGTATAAGAAGCTGCTGTTACTCCTGAATTCGGCATATTAACCGATATCGTTCCACTACTTGTTATTGGTGAACTACCAATGCTTAAGTAATTACTTGATATTCCAACAGATGTTACAGATCCGCCTGTGCTTAATTCTTCCCAAGAGTTTGAACCCTTATGTAAATATAGTTCATTAGTATCACTCTTATATATTAATTGTCCCTCACCAGATAGTGATGATGGTAATGTACCTGTTATATTTTGTACCTTAAAATTAGTTAGTTGCGTATTATTTAAGGATACGTCTTGTAAAAAATTAATTGCCATAGCGTTTCTGTTTTTTTATTTATAATTTATAGGTTAAACTTAATTTAAGTTCTCCTTCGTAATCTTCGTTTTCTAAGTCTAGTAGGTATGACGGCTCTATGTAAAGCTGATTCCAAACATTAAGAGAATAACCTACCCCCAAAGATACGTTTTCTTCTTCAGTTGTAATTAAGCCATATGCAAACAGTTTATCTCCTAAAGAATATCTAGCAGCCAAATCATATTCTTCTCCGTTCATCATTATTCCTACACTAATTTTATCCATAGAGTACATAACTCCTATGTTATCCGTTAAGTTATCTAAACTCATCTCTTCTCCATCTGCTGGCGAACTAATCATGCTTGTTACCATAAATTGTGCAGATGCAAAAATTGTCATCATACTTAATACTGATGTTAAAAATATTTTTTTCATGTTTTGTTTTTTTAGTTAGTTAAAAAATGCCTGACCATTAGTAGGATCGGCAAAAGTTATTGTTACTTGATTCAAAGAATCGTATTCTACTTCCCCATATACAGTTATGTTTGCATTATTTACAACACTTACTGATGGATATTTATTTAAATTGTGAGTTACTACCCAAGGATTTGCATTTGTCGGCTGAGTAAAAACATAATTTTTATCTCCTGAGGTAGCCCCTCCATATGTCAGCAAAGATATGAAATAATCTTTATTTTTTATCAAGGTGCCAGCCCCTGCCCTGAAGGTAAGACCGATGTCAAAAAAATCTGGTTCAGCCCCGTCTTGAACTGCTGAATTCCAGTTATAAACTCCAAAGTTTGAAGGATCATCACATTGTGATATTAAAACTACAGATGATATGAGAGGAACGGAATAATATGAAGAGACATCAATGTTTGAATTTAACATAAACTTACTCAACATAAATGTTGTTATAGATGAAAAAGCTGGTGTTCCTGCGTCAGAAGTAGAAAATGATATAGTTCCTGGATTTCTTGTGGTTCCTGTAATCCAGTTTTGATACTTATACCTTAACGCATTAAGTTCAATCTTATTGTTAATATTTAAAAAAGTTGCTATATCATCAAAAGTAAAATTTTTAGTTGCCATAGCATTTATGGCGTCACTACCAATAACTTTATCAGTTCCAACTATTACGTCTTGTATGGGATAAGAAGATATTTTGGCCATTACTTATTTTTGATTTTAGTTCCTTTTTCATATGAGCGTCCACCAAAGTATGCTGCTACAACTGTAACAAGCAAAACTTTTAGCAAATCTTTCCACTCATCATCAACTACAAAGGTAATAAATCCTGAATCAATAAAAATAAGCAATATTGTGCTAAATATTAAAAAAATTAAAACTGCTGGCCTTACAGATTTTGATAGCGTATTATCTGAACTCATGTCGCTTTTCCAACGCTCTGTAATATTTTTTTGTTCTTCCGCTACACTATCTGAAAATATTTGTAGCATTTCTTTTTTAAACTGTTTTTTTTCGTCTGGAGTTTCTACAAACTTATCTACTACATCGCTTACCTTATCGGCTACCTCCATACCTGCCGCTCCAAAAACTTTATTCCATATACTCATATCTTACTATATTCTTTTTTAGCATTAAAACTAGGACAGGCCTTTTTAGAAAAATCATTATGACCATATACAATAGCCTCAGGATGAAATTTTTTTAAAGACTTTAATAAAATTATAAGTGATTCTTTTTGCTCTTCTGTTCTGGTGTCTTCCCAACTTTTCATGTCTTTATCCATACCACCAATGTAACATATGCCTAAACTATCATAATTGTGACCACTTACATGAGCCCCAAACTTATCAACCATTCTACCATACTCTATTGTTCCGTCTAGTCTAACAACATAATGATATCCTATATCACTCCATCCATTACCTTTTACATGCCAGTCTCTTATATCTTCTGCTGAAAAGTCTTTGTTTCTAGGAGTTGCGGAACAATGAACAATGAGTTTGTTTATTGTTCTCATGATTTATTTTTTTAAACTATAAATTCTATCGTCTAATCTGTTTAGAGTTTCTTTCATTTCTAACATTTCTGTTTTTATAAAAGTAAGCTCTTTTTGAATTTGAATCATTTGTTCTACTGGAACCTCAGAGGGTTTAGGCAATTCTTTTGCTTCTTGTATATCTGCTTGTAAAGTATAGTACATACCAACAAAGCCCGATACTAACACAAGTATAGTAAAAAAGTTTTTAGGACTTAAACTAAATTTTGTGTCTTCTGATATTGTAATCATACTACCAAATAGCTAGACAACTGTTCTGTGCCGATAAAGATGTTCCAGTTGAAAATAATTGTTTTACTAAAACAGGTAAATATTCACCCACTTTGAAGTTCTTGAAAGTTACGTCATTATTTGCACAAGTTAAAACTCTGATATCTACATATTGAGTAGCATCTCCCATAGAAGCGTTTGCAGTATCACTACCAACATAAAGCAAACAACAGTCTGCTGATTGCATTACAGTAGATCCATTAGCACCTCTTGCTGAACCTAAAAATATTTTGTAGTTGTCGTCATATGTTGTTGATGTTCCGAATATATCTGTATCTAAAGTTAGTGCAGAACCATTTACACCAGTAACAAGTGCCTGCGTGCTTGCAGTTGTGTTGTAAACTAAGTCTCCTTCCCCAACTCCTAATGCTTTGAAATCATAAGTTGTATCAGCTAAAAGGTTTGGTCTAATAACTACATAATTTTCTCCTCCTCCTGCTGCATTGAATATAGCCGTTCCCAATACTAAAGCATCAGCAGCTATATCTGTAATAGTTGCACTTGCTGGAGTGCTTAAGTTAAACGCTTTATCTCCGCCAGCCGCAGTTGTTTGAACTGGTAATGGAGCAACAGTAGAAGTAAAATCAACCCCTGTGTCTGTTAGATTTGAAGTACCACCTGAAGTTGTAGCTCCTGATATAACCTGTTTGCTTGTTCCTGTCAATGACTGAACTAATGCTGCCGCAGGTATATGATTAACATCGTCTGCAAAAACTTGTTGTGCTAGACCTGTATTTACTTGTATTTTTTGATATGCCATTTTTATTATCTTTTATATGGAAACACTCTATTTAAAGTATCTCTTCTTTGTCCGCAACCACAGTCATCCATGCCTGCTGCTTTTGCCATTCTATTTGCTACCTTATCTAATCCTGTAGCTTTTGTAACCTTTGCTATTGTGTCGCCTAGACCTCTAGACTTTCTATTTACATTTTGCATGTGCATGATTCGTTTGGACATCTCTCTACGTTTATTGTTAAGAGGATCATAACACTATTCCATTTGCATTGTAAATAATGATACAAAGATATTAATTTTTCTTTCATTTTTTTATCTGTTTCTTATTCTATCGTTTATTGCAGTCTTTGGTCTAGCTCTAATAAACTGAACAACAGGTGCAGGTGCTCTATTATTTTCTTTTTCTTTTTTAACCTTACCTGGAACGCCAGATGTTTTGATTGCAACTTTTTCTTCATATGTTAAATTAGGAACAGCCTTAGGTTCTTTCTTTAACAAGTCTTTCTTTTTACTTTTTGTTTTAGTTTTTTTAGCCATAATATTTAATTTAAATTACTTTCTTTTAGCCCTACACCCAAAGTTATTAGCGTAGTTAGCCATTTTTACCACAGACTCAGAATATTTTTCAGTATCTTTCATTACTGCTGACGCAGCACTACAAGCATCCTTGAATCCATTTCTTTTAGCCCATGAGGTAAACTTACCCTGATTTGCTTTTTTAATCTCAGGGAAGTCACCTTTTTTTGTACGACCAGCCATTACTTTAAGTGATCGTGAGTTTTCCAGTTAGACATATGTCTGTAAGACATAGACTTATCTGCTCCGTATGAGTGACCATACATTTTCTTAGACATTGCTTTTGACTCGTCTCTTCTGTCTTTCATTGACTGAGATTTTTTTCCATTTCTGGATCCCATAGACTCATCTAGTCTTGCGTTGTATCCTTGTTTCATTTTTTTTTGTTTTTAATAATTAATAACCTGAACTCATTTTCTTCTCCATTCCATAACCTGGATTGTCCTTCTTTGTACCTCCCATAGTTTTAGCAAAAGTAGCAGCTTGTGCTTTACCTACTGCATTATATGGAAATGTTTTCTTTTTCATTTTGCCACTATCTGGGCATTTGTATTTTACTGTTGGCATAACTAAGATTTTTTATTTTTTTTATTTGTTTTATTTTTATTCATGGTAGCTCCCGCTATTCTATCAGCTTTAGTTATATTTGGATTATTGTCAATACCTGCTTTAATACTTAACAAACCAAATTTATCTATATCTTTATTTTTAAAAGCTATACTATTATAGTCTTTCTTATTCATTTTAGCCATTATAATCTTTTTCTATTAGGATTCTTTTTTCTATTTCTCATTTTGTTTTTGAGCTTTTTAACTTTATCTTTTACTCCTCTAGCTACTCCTGCTGCTAATCCTCCTGCTACTGCTAACGCTCCTGTTTTCATTGCTGCACCTGCAAGAATTGGATTTGCTGCTATTGCCATTCCTACTCCTGTTCCTTTTGCTAATGCTTTTGCTCCAGATTTAAGCCCTCTAACTACAGATCTTTTTCTTGCATTTTTTCGTTGTTTACGGGTGGTTGTTGTAGTTTTTCCGTCTTTAGTTTTAGTTATAGTTGCACCCTTTACCCCTTTTTTATACTCACGAGTTTTAGTAGCTCCACTTTTTTTAGTCTTAGTAGTTTTAAATGCTTTTTTCTTGCCAGCCTTAAACTCCTTAACTTTTTTTACAGAACCGTCTCTTCTTCTTTTAGTGACTGTCTTACTTCCGTCTTTATTGACAGTTGTAGTTTTTCTTTTTGTTTTTAAGGCCATTAGTTATTTTTTTACAAATATAATAATTATATAATTAGCATTTCCAACGTCTTCTCGCTTGACGTATTCTTGAGTTTGGGTTGTTTCGTGTTTTAGCACTACTTCTTTTTAATTGCCCTAAACTTCTAGCACAATAAGACTTTCTTCTTTTTGCAGACTTACTACCAGCTTTTACCTTACCCGTAACAGCAGTTTTTAACTTACTACCTGGATTAGCCTTACGATATGCAGCTACTCCTTTTTTAGTCATGCCAGCTCCTGACTTTGTCTTTCTGTAGTTACCGCCTTTTCCTATACTTCTTTTTATAGGTTTTGCTTTTGCTCTTGCCATTATGATCTTACTTTAGCTGCTCTTGTATTACTAACTACTGTTTTTCCTCTAGCTCCAGCTTTTTTCTTTTTACGAGCTGTTGCTGCTCTTTGTCTTCTAGATAAGCTATTAGCCTTTGCTCTGGGTAAACATCTATCTGGATTCTTTTTGTCTTTAGAAGTACCGCACTTGCCTTTTATTTTACCATCAGCACCGATTCTTACCCAGTCTTGTTTAACCCAATTCTTAAGTGCCCCCATTACTTCTTTTTCTTTGGAGTGCTCTTCATTGACTTTAACATTTTATCTATCTTAGCTGCTTGGCCTTTATGCATAGCAGATGCTTTTTTTAATTCCGAAGCTATTTTTTTAAGTTTATTTTTATCTATCATTTTTTTGATTTTTTTGCGTAGTTAGGGTCTTTACAATATTTACTTGCAGCCATGTTTGCATATGCACTTGGATAAGTATCAAATGTTCTCTTAGCCCAAGCTATACCTGCTGCACAAATTTTGTTTCCCTTACTTTTTGTTCTACCTTTTTTTGCCATTATCTTTTAGTATTTCTTCTGTTCATAAAATTCTTTTTAGCATCAGACCTAGCCTTCAACATTCTTTTACCAACATTCTTTACCTTGTTGAAAAACTCATCTCTTGGATCATTTTTCTTTGGTTTACCAGGCTTTTTTGCCTTCCTCATTTTTTCCTCCAACATTAACTTACGTTTTTGATAAGGAGTCAGTTTGTCCGCTTTCTTATCTTTAAGAGTAGGCTTCTTCATTTTCTTTTTATCTTCCATCATTTTAAGCCTTTTCTTTTTCTCCATAGCCTTTTTTCTATCTTCAATAGCTTTTGGATTCTTATTGATTTTTTTCTGAATCTTTTTCTTTCTAGTCTCCTGAATTTTTGTTCTGAGCTTTTTTAAAGGAGCTTTCTTTTTGCTCTTTAACTTCTTTATTCTGTCAGCAGCTTTTTTTCTTTTTTCAACTAGCTTGTTGAGTTTTTCTCTGTCGGTTTTTTTTGCCATGGTAGTAATTTTATTTTAACAAAGATAGTAAAGATTTTTTATTATAATTCTATGTTTTGTTGTAGCCATCTGAATGCTTTGTTTACTAAACTATTTTCTTTTTTCTTTTTTTTAGCCAAACAAACTTTGCATAAAGAATCGGATACGCTAACTCTAACAGAGTCTACTACTTGGGTAACAACAATCTTATAATCATATACTATACTATCTGTGCTTATTAGTTTTAAATTATTTAATTCATATATACTGTCAGTATACTTCTTTTCTATTTTTTTTATATCTCTCTTCTTTCTCCATAAGTCTTGTTCTAACAAAACTTTTTGTTTTTTTTCTTTGTGAACCTGTTTTATTGTGGCATCAGCCAAACTATCTAGGTCTATGCTAGTTGCATCGTCCATATCAGGTAGGGTTTCTGGCTGAGAACAAGACGATACTAAAAACAATAATATTAAAACACACCTAGTCATTGATTTCCTGTAGAGTCTGTATAAATTTATCGTTTAACTTTTTGTAATCACTACGCAAAGTTATAACTTCTTCTTGTAATGCCTTAATCTGGTTGGTAAGTGTAGTTTTATTGTCTATATATAAGTAACCTATAGCTATAAGACAGAAAAATAATACACCAATTATAGGATTGGCAGCAAAATCTTTAAAATCTATGGGTGATTTCATTAATTTTCTGGTATTACAAGTGTATATCCGTTTTCTTTCATACTAACGCTTACATATGCGTCATCATAAGTAATATATTCGCCACTATCTAGCATATCTATAATTATTTCCTCATCAATAGTAGGAATATAATCTTCTATTTGGTAATCAGGTAGTATATATTCGTTGATATAGTCTATATACTCCTGTGATCCTTTTACTATTTCCATTTTTTGTATTTTTACAAAGATATAAATTTAATTAAATGTTTAATACCGACAAAAACTACCTGAAATATTGGAGGGTGGTGCGATTCTGGGTGAAAGCCAAACACAATTTAAGTACGCCAGAGTTAGAAATGCTTCTGTTTTTATATAGTGAAGAATATTTTAACAAAACTAAGTTCAAAGAGTTTGAACAATTAATGTCTTGGGATATAAATAGGTTTGACAACCTGCTCAAAGATGGGTGGATAAAAGTTTGGCGTAAGAAATCAGGTAAATATACTACTCTTTACGAGCTTTCCTATAAAGGAAAGCGAGTCGTTGCGACAATATACAAGAAACTTAGTGGTGAAGAGATAGCAGAATCGCCAGGACTAAACCCTTTGTTTAGATCTGATGCCACATATATGCAGAAAGTGTATAGAAACTCTATAAAAGAAATGAATGAGTTTATAAAACAACAACGATATCTCTCTCAGTAATAACAGTATAAGTAATATTATTGAGAAGCAAGCTAAAGCCAGCAGACTTATCATAGTAAATAATATCGTGTTCTTTGATTTCATTGACTTCTGTCCCTGGTTTTACAACTTTACCTTTTCTATATCTAAACTCATTCGCATCTGTAGCTGTTAATAACAAGCCTGATTTAGTTTTTAATTGTTCTTCTATAGTTTCTATAACTATATACTTACCTATTGGCTTCATATTTTAATCTTTAAATATAGCATAAATTTTTGCTTTTCGTGAAGACGATGTAATCTTGCCTTTGATGGTTCTTGTAGGCACTTCACAAATAAGTTCTCTACGAGGCTCTGTTTCTATAATTTGAGCCGCAGGCTCAAATTTTGGATTTTTAGAGTTCAGCTTTCTTTTCTTCATCTGGTTGGTTTTGTCTTTTGTGAGTTATTATAGCATTAGTGCTAAGTATAGTTGTAGCCACACTTACTGCATTGAGCAGAGCGTTCTTAGTTACTTTCAAAGGATCAATGACACCGAGCTTATACATATCACCATACTTGTCATTCTTAACATCGTATCCATAGTTGTATGTTCTGTCATATATAACATTAATGATCTCTGGTTTTTCTTTATTAGCATTATCTAATATCTGATTGATAGGAGCTTGGAGAGCAGTAGCTAGAATTATCTTGGCCATGTTTTCATTATCGTCTCTTCCCATGTCAGATTTTTTTAGTAATTTAGTAGATTGTCTAAATAAAGCTGTACCTCCACCACATAGTATACCCTCTTCTAATGCTGACCTGACAGCACAAACAGAGTCATCAACCCTATCATACTTTTCTTTTTGTTCTACATCAGAGTTACCTCCAACATATATACAGCCTATGGCTCCAGCTAGACTTGCTATACGTTCATTCACAAACTCTCTCTCATGCTTTACTGTCATTCCTTTTTGCTGAACTTTCAACTCATCTATTCTTTTTTTGGTTTCTTCTGGCTTGTCATCTGTAGTAAATATTATTGTGCTGTCTAAACCTGAAACAATTTTATCTGCATGACCTAGATCCTCCATTCTAATTAAACTCAGATCATCACCAGTTTTTTCACTAAAGAACTTTGCACCTACAGCAAAAGCTATATCGCTCATCAGCTCTGTAGACTTGTATCCAAAGTTAGGTGGTATGATATTACAAAACTTTAATCCATTACGAACTACGTTTGCAGCTAGTGTATTAATTACATTTCCTGCACACGGAGCTATAATTAATAGTTTGTCATTACTTTGTATAATTGGTTTTAGTACATTCTCAATCTGCAATACATTACTTATCTCTGCATCACACACTAATACTTTTACATCTTCAAGAACACACTCGTCTTTCTTTTGATTATTGATAAACATATTAGATGTATATCCTCTGCCAACTTTGATTCCGTTTGTTACCTCAGCATATGTCTCGGCTGTCATAGAGTTCTCCACAGTAACAATCCCGTTGATCCCAACCTTCTCATAGGCATCAGCAATTATAGTTCCAATCTCTTTGTCGTTGTTTGCAGATATACAAGCAACATCTAACAACCTCTCCTGACTTACTTTCTTAGAATGTTTTTCTAGTCCTTGTATAACTTCTTGAGTTATTTTATTTATATGTCGTATGACCTCAGTAACATTTGTGTCTTTCTGAATGTAACCCTGACCTGCTTTAACTAATGCTTCTGTTAATACAATAGCTGTTGTCGTTCCATCTCCAGCCGTATTAGCAGTTCTATTAGCTGCGTCTTTCATCATTTGTATAGCAAGGTTCTCAATAGGATCATCCAAGAATACAGACTGTGCTACAGTTACTCCGTCTTTAGTTATAGTAATCCCTTTTAAATGATCGGCAGATTCTATAAGCACAGTTTTCCCTAAAGGCCCAAGCGTGCTCTTTACAGCTTTAGATATTGAAGTTATTCCTTGAATTAATTTTTGGCGAGCATCTTCGTCAAACGAAAGGTCTCTTGGGATGTATCCTTGTGATGTCATAGCAGTATATTAAATTTAATTGAACACAAATATAACAATTATTATTATATGACAAAAGACAGAGTTTGCTTTTGTTTTTTGTATTTTATAAAATTATATATATATTTTTTTTTATTCTATTTTATTTTGACTACTAAAAGTCTGCCATAAAAAAGTAATAAAAATATAAATAGCTGAGAAACAATAAGATAGAAAAAGTTATATAAATAATAAACTCTGCCAAAACTCTGCCATATCTTTGTCTTTAGTTGTCATTAGTCTGTCATATACAAAAAAAAAGAGAAAACTTATCGTCTTCTCCTTTTCACTACTAATCAAACTAAACGGGATCTTCTAAAAACTTTCGTACATACTATCTCCATCCATACGAAGTTTTGCTCTTTCTATTCCATCTGCTATACTATCAATCTTGTATTGCTTTTCCATTTGCTTTCTGTATCGTGCTGCTTGAGCTATACCAGTCTCTCCATCAAAACGATCATTTATTAGTCTACCATTTTTTACATAAAGGCCTTCAACGTAATTACCCATACTATTATCTCTTTCCATATTATTTTTGTTTTTAGAACCATACGTCTTACACGGATTCATACCACAGCCACAGTTCATCATTTGTTTTTTTTGTAAAGATAATAAAAATATATTAGATATTCAGAGGTTGAGGATAATACACCGTCTCACGCACACGCCACGCAAACCGAAACCGATTTTTTTTTGGTGGGGGGGTTGTTGTTTTTGTGCAGTTGTTCCGTTTTTTTTGGCTTTTTGTTTTGGCTGGGCTGGGCTGGGTTGCCTGCGTCCCGCCCTGCGTCCCGTTCCCGTCCTCCGTCCTTTGTTTTGTCCTTTGCGGTGGGCTTTTCGTCCCCCGTTCCCCCGTTTGCGGTACGTTTAAAGGGTAAGCGTTCCGCATTTATGCCCGTACGAACTACACAAAAAGCAAACAAAACACGGGGAAATGTAAAAAAATTTAGGGCTGTAACTTATTGAAACTCAACACATTAAAACAAAACTATAAAAAAAGTGTGCAGTTATGTTGCACAGTTTAAATAATTGTATTACATTTGAACAATAATTAAACAAACTACTAACTAAATTTAATCAAATGAAAGTAAAAAATTTTATCAGCAACAACGGAAACCCTATCGCAAATCAATTTCTAATAACAGAAAAAGATAAAGAAATTTTTCAAAGTTATAAGAGCATTATTGCCGTAAAAAACTACAAAACACAAAAAACGTATTTAGATGAATTTTACTGGGATTATTCAGTAACTACGGGAAAATATAGAAATATGTTTTTAGGTGAGGGAATTGCAGAAACTAGACAAAAGATCAAGGACGGAGTTTATAAATTAAAAAACCTAAATAAAAAATAATATGAACACACAAACACACACTTATATTGACTCTTATGGAATGCAGAAGAGTTTAATAAATTCAGCGTTGATATATATGGAGGGCAGACAATACTATGTCCATATTGAATTGGTAGGTTATGCGGGTAATCCTGTCTATCTTATGAGAGTTGTAAGAAAAGGAAAGGAACATTTTTACAATATAGAGGCAAAAGTTGAAGGATTAGAAGACGCAACAAACAAACGTCTTTATCTTGTAATGATGGACGCAATATGTGTTAAGGGAGACAAACAGACTTCTTTTAATACCAGCCGAATTTCTCATTTATTTGAGTCATTTACAGATACTAGAAAAAAATACGGAGGGATAGTCTATCAAAATGGAAAAATAATGGACGGAGAATTTAAACCAAATAAAACAAACAAATGAAAATAATAATGACTAGAACGGAACTAGAAAAAAATCCAGATACAAAAACTACTTATTTGACAAAAGAAGTAGACACGGAAGAACTGACGGAAAAAGCATATAAACTAATAACGGGAGATGATACACTCAAATGGTTTAGACGTTTAGGCGGTACAGAAACGGCTCAAAAATCATATACATGTAGAGGGTACAACATAACCCGCTTAACATCTATAAGTCCCGACAGACAAACAAAAATAGTAAGAACCTTTAAATTCCAATAATATGAACATAATTGAACTAAGAAAACTAATATTTGAACTTCAAAAAGATCCGATCGGCAACGAAAAACTTATTAAATTTTATCAGCAAAAAGACAAAGAACTAATAAATAAACTTAATAAGGAAATAAACGAAAAATTAAAAACTTTAAGTCCGTTTATTAGCCATAGATACAACGTAAGGTAATTCTGATGAGTCCAAAAGGACGAAACGGGGCAAATTTGCCCCGTCAATTACTAACTAAATTAAATTAAAATGAAAATAGATATGAAAAAAAGATTAAAGAAAATTGAAGGCACAGAATATTGGAGAGCATTCAAAAATCTAGAAGTTACTAGCGTTAGATACTTTGAGACTAGACGGGGACACGGCTATGAATGTAAAACAAACATTAATGACATTTCAATATGGAATGACGGAATGGGTGGCGGGACTTATCTTGCTTTTAGAGGAAATAAAAACGCATTTCCTGAATTTGAAAAATATACTGAAAGGGATTTAGAAATTTTAATAGATGATTATGAAATTGATGAGTTTAATTACGGAGAAATGTAAAAAAACTTTCACAATTAAAAATAATTGACTATATTTGAACAAATTTTACTAATTAAATTAAACACAAAATGAATATATATAGAGATAAAAACGGATATTTAGTGATAGAGGACGTTTTGGGCGGAGAGTATAAAATGCTAAGATATTTATACTACTCTAAGAGAGACGCAATAAAATTATTTAAGCAAGAATATAAAGAATTCTATCATAAAAACGGACACAAAAAATCTTGGCTATGAAGATAAAAAGAAAAGAAGTAAAGCTATGGTTAGGCAATAGCTATGAAGATTGGATAGAAGACTTAATTTTCAGACTACTAAACAATAAGGTTTCTGTCAAAGAAATCAAAGAGGAAGTAAAGCTAATGTATAAAGATTATATAAATAAAAATTAAATTATATGAAACAGAGAAATGAATTAGACACACTAGAACACAATATTAACTTTTGGAAAAAAGTTGTAAAAATACAAGAACAAAAAATTAAAGAAGAAGTTTTTTACTTTCCAATATCTTGGACTGAATATCTACACGCAAAAAGACAACTTGAAAGAGTTGAGAGAAAATACGGAACTACTGAAATTTGGGAGATTAGGGACTTGCACCGATAATTTATTTGTTGTGTTTCTGTGATTAGCTGAGGTTGAAATAGCCCTCAGCTTTTCGCAGTAGAAGACAATACTAACTAAACAAATAAAAGCAAATGGAAATAAAATTTAATGAAATAAATAATAAAGCGAAAATAAGTATAATTAAATATCAGCCCCAGTTAAGTAAAAGGGCAACATATTTTATAGACGAAAGTAGTTGGCTAAAAGTATTAAGAAAGAGAATGGCTGAAGACATTAAAATTAACGGAACATCTGATCAATTTTTAATGGACGAATGTTATCAAATAGGAGAGGCAACAGAAATAGAATTTCCTTTGTCTGAAGCAAAAAGATTAATAGTTGAATTGTTAAACATAAATAACAAAAACTATGGAGACGAATAAATATATAGTTTGGGTAGGAGGAACACCAAATTATTTTAATTCTTTACTTGAAGCCCAAGCCGAAGTTTTAAAATGGATAGATAAAGGTTATGATGATATTAAAACAGAAAGAATAATACACACAATAGAAAAAAATAATAACTATGATGACGACTACAACAAAATGGGAAACATATTTTGATGTTTCTGAATATATACACAAAGAAATAGATTACTTTCAAAGAGATAAACAAGAGTTTCTTGTTAGTATATTATGGGACGAAGACAGAAAACCGTCTGATGTTACTGATAAAGAAATTGAAGATCATTTTCTTAATGATTATTATATAGGAGAAAACCATTGGGAGTTTTTTAAAGAAGATTTAAATGAAGAATTTAAAAAACATATAGGCAAGACAATTTATGTTGAGGGAAAAAATATGGGGTGGAGAAATAGAACTGGATATAAAGAGTTTGAATTAAAAAAAGGAGAAGATATATTTAGAGAGATTGCTCCTGAATGTGAATTAACTTATTATATTAAAAAAGAAAAAGAGGGAGAGTATGAGGTAAAGATTAGCCACCACGATAGTCCGATGGGAGAATATTATAACATTAAAATTAAATAAATATGAAAACAAATTATGATAAACTGTTTAATGTATTAATTGAATGGTATAACGAAAAACAAATTGATGAAATTTGGGAACTATTAAAAAAATACGATAAAACAATTAAAACTAAATAGATATGAAAAAATTTAAAACACCAATTCCATTATGGAGAGAAATGACAAAAGACGATAGAGAAGATTTAATAGACAATTATATAGAATGGATAAGAACAGATTGTTCTTCTCCATATTGCGAGGTAAGATGGCTCGTAGATCAGTTGTTGCATAGCAAACACGAACTAGATATGATCCAAATTCTGAAAGATACAACAGAATGCTATTATATAGACGATAACAGAATTTCAGATTATGTAATATATGATAGGGCAAACAATAGTTTGGTAAGATTTAATGAAAGCGGAGAGATTATATTGTATGGAGATAAAGAAGAAGCAGTTGAAAATTGTTATGGTAACGAGGAAGTAATACAATTTGATAAATTACCAAAAGACAAACAAAAAGAAATTATTAATCAATTAAATAAATAAAAAAATGATAAAATTATATATAAGCACATTAGCTTTTGGCTTTGGAATATTAGCTGGAATTCAATTAGAAAGATTTGAACAAAAATATTCAAGCAACGCATACGTTGTAAGTTTTATAAATGAATTTGAGGGTTTTCAATTAGATATGCACGAGGACGTTTGGAACGGGAGAATAGATAGCGTTCCCGCAAGTTACTACTTGCATAATTTTGAAGTTATACTCCACGATCTAAGGAACGATCCGTCTGGATATACTTCATGGTATTGGGAGACAATGGATACTGATTATGGGCGTAAAAATAAATAGTATCTTTGTAAGAAAAGCATGAAAAAGTTTATTATATCTTCTGAGTTAAGCACGGATAACTTTACTAATAAAATAATATTAGTAAGAAACAGTATGCAAATTATAGAATCAAAAGAGAATCCAATTAAGGATATTCAAGATAATTTAAATGATTATGTTTTTACAATAGCAAAAGTAAATGTAAAAGCGTTAGTAAATATACCTATTGATGATTGGGATAGTAACGAAGTATTTATAAAAAATGCTTTTATCAAATTAAGAAAATCAAATATATCGGGTTATATAATTCATTACGATAGTTGTTCTGAGATTTGGTATGACGATCACGGGAGCGATATGAGAGTTACTGTTAAAGTGAAAGAAATTAATGACAACGATAGTGTAGTTGTTTCTCCTATGATGACAAATGAATTGTATACTTTAAATGATATAGTCTCTATGAATCTTTTAAATAATTTATGGGAAGTTACTCAGTTGTATGAAGAATACAAGTTTAAAGAATTAGGATATTTTATAGACAACAGAAGTTATTTTGAACTTAATTCTGATGAATATAATAATCATATGTCTAAATTGTGGAGCTACGAGTACGAGAGAGAAGTTGATAATATAGAAAATACTTATATCTATCAAAATGAAACTTACAATTCTATTAAAGCATTTACAAAGGAAGACAAAATGCGATTTAATATAGGCATGTATCCCGTGTCCTACTTCTTTACACAAGAAAAGTTAGATTATAATGATTATGATTTGAAAACGGGAGATTTAATTACCTACACCAATAAACAATATATAGACGGAGAGCATAAAGAACAAGCATTATTAGTAATGGTTATTAGATCGGAAGATGATCTTCAAGATTTTTTTTCAACAAAACTTTGATTTAATCAAAAATTGTTGTAATATTACACTCTAATTAAACTAAATTTAAAATGGATAAACTAACGGCTCAAGAAGAAAGAGAGTATAATCATTTAAAGCGTCAGCTTTTTGATCAGAAATCTTTTATTGAAATGGATTTTGTTTCTAATCAGTTATTACTAAACAGATATAACGAATTAGCAAACAAGAAATCCAAAAGCGTATTAACAAAAACTTGTTAGTGTGTATGGAAGTTAATGTTAGGCGAGATCAACAACGTAATAAGAAACTGTATGGCGGGTTTCTTTCTTCCTAAAAAAGGTTTGGGTGGTAACGTAGTGAGTTCCCGAGTTGGAATTTATAAAATCTACAAACGGCAGGATAAAGCAAAATATCTAAGTACAATTACAGCTTTAAAGATAGTGCACGATTGAGACGATATAGTACCACACCTGCCCAACCTTATTTATTAACTTAATAATGTAAAAATGGATAAAGAATACAGAAAATTTTTAAGCAATTACAAGTACAGAGTTTTAGATTACAACAGTTGGAGCGAGTATGTAAAGAATGAGTACAATAAGATGAGGGAAAAAAACCTCAAAACAAGACAAAGAAAAGAAAGAAAGCAGTTAAAAGACACCCCAATAAATTTTAATTGGTAATGGAAGTATATCTTGTAAGCAGATGTTGTGGAGACACCTTTGAAGAGGTAGAAATTATAGAAGATTGGAATAATCAATACATTTGTTCTGATTGCGGAGAGTATTGCGATACTATGACAAATTATGATTACGGAGAATTAGTAAGATACGATAGAGATGAAGCAATGGAAGATGAAAGAAGAGCATTCAGAAGATGAAAGAAATACACGACATGATCTTAAAAGAAAAGATGAAAGAGAAACCTAACAAAAGATTTATACAATGGTTGCAAAGGTTGAATCAAGACATCTTAAAAAAAATTATAATAAACAGTTATAAAGGGAGGGAATAATCCCATTAATTAACGGGTACAGCCCATATATTAAATGTTTGCCCTTTATATTAAGGGGGGAGTTAAAAAGGCGATTTTGCCGTAACAGTTAATACTATTAGCTTTCCCCTTATAAATTAAATTAAATGAAAAGACTATCACAATATCTAGTTGATAAACTTAGATCTGAACAACATCTAAGAAACTACAATAAAGCAAATAGATTAGACACTATTGAAATGAATAATTATTTCAAAGAGTGCGATAAAATAGAAATAAAAGGTAGATTTGTATCTGCCTGTAAATACGCTTTGCCTATACCTCAAAGGGTAATTATCAAAAATGATATGAGCAAGTATAAATTAAATAAACAACTAACAGAAGAATATATAAATAGATATGAAAGAAATAAGAAAAACTCCTAACTACTATATAGGAAAAAATGAGTATGAAGCCATAGAGGTTATATACGGATTTTCCTGTTCATTCAATGTGGGTAACGCAGTTACTTATTTATTAAGAGCTGGAAAAAAAGGAGAGGAAGGTATGACTCAACTAGCCAAGCATATAGAGGATATAGAGAAAGCAATACATCATTTGCAAAAGGAAATAAACTTTCTTCACATTGACGATCTAATGAAAAAAGGAATGAGTTATAAGAAGGCAAAAGAAACAATAGAAAAAATTAATCAATTAAAAAAAGAAAATGAAAAGAGAAATATTTGATAAATATGCTACGGCAATAGCTGATAGGTTTCATCTTACTCTAGATGAAATGTTTAGTAAAACAAAAAAAAGAGAAATAGTAGACGCAAGACAAATGCTTTACTTTTTGTCTAGAGAAAGACCAATAAGAATTTCATATATACAAAAATTTATGGAAGACAACGGGCATATTGTTACTCATTCCACAATTATACATGGTTATAATAAAGCTAAAGAATCTGTTGACAACGATCAAGACTATGCTGACGTTATTAATCAAATAAAAAATGTATAACATAATAGATATATATAAACAAGCTATGAATGATGACGCTATGAAAATAGTAAGACATGATAATGTGAGCTATATAAACGTAGGCGTTAAGATAAGTAAGTTTCCAAGTAAAACAGAAATACTTAATTGTTCAAGAAACGGAGATTACTTTCAAGAAATATCTAGCGATGAATATAATATGTTCTACAATAATGGGTGGGAGGCAGGTTGTATTATTCTTGCAATATCTAACTGTGTTAGAAAACTAAAAATGATACAACAAAAAATGCAGGAAGAAGTTAATTCAAGAAAAAACGATAAGTTTATCAAAAACTTAAAAACAAAACGGGAGTTTGTTATGAAAAGATATTCTTATTATACACAAAAACTAATTAAACTAAAAAATCATGACAAAATTAAAAACAGTTAATATAAAAGGTAAAGAATATGTTGAAGTTAATACAAGACTCAAGTTCTTTAGAGAAGTATATCCCGAGTTTACTTTGGATACTGAGATCATAGAAATTACAGAAGATACCATAACAATGAAAGCCATAATTCTTAACGAAGAGGGTAGATTGATTGCTTCGGGTACGGCAAAAGAAAGAAGTGGATCTTCGTTTATAAACAAAACATCATATGTAGAGAATTGCGAAACCTCAGCGTGGGGTAGAGCATTAGGTAATTTTGGAATCGGGTTGGATACGGCTGTTGCGTCTGCGGACGAAGTTTCAAATGCCATCTTAAATGAAAAGAAAAAACCCACAACACCTACTAGATTAGAGTTAGTAGTTGATGATGAAAATTGGGGTAAAGTATTAAGCTATCTAGCTGATAATAAAGCTCTTGGCTTAGACAAGTTAGTAAAAAACTTAGAACAAAAGTATACTATAAAAGCCACAGTCAAAAAGGAATTGTCAAAACATCTTAAGTAATGGTAGAATCAAAATTAACTTTAGACCTTAAAAAATTAAAAGAGGACAAATATTATTATGGAGATTTTGGAAGACAATGGCTATCTAATTCTGATATAAGACATCTGCTGAATGATCCTAGAAAATTTAGGCAACCTCAAGAAGAAACCAAAGCAATGCTAGAAGGAAGGTTTTTTCATACAGCTATGTTAGAAAAAGAAAAGCTAGATAGTTATACATTACTAGACGTATCTAGCCGAAATACAAAAGCATACAAAGAATATTATGCAGAACATAATAAGATGGCTCTGCTAACACAGGAGGCACATAATATATTAGATGTTGTAGACGCAATGAAATTAAATGTAGAGATGTACGAAACTATATATGACAAAACAAATGAGTATGAAGTCCCTATGATAAAAAATATTATGGGTCTTGATTGGAAGGGTAAAGCTGATATTGTTTGTCAAGACAAACTTATAGATCTGAAGACAACCTCAGATATAAATAAATTTAAGTATAGTGCTAGAAAATACAACTATGATAGTCAAGCGTATATCTATCAAGAGTTGTTTGGTTTACCACTAGAGTTTTATGTAGTTGATAAAACAACATATCAATTAGGTATATTTACGCCAACTGATGAGTTTTTAGAAAAAGGTAAAGAAAAAGTAGAAGACGCAGTCTTTATTTATAATACTTTCTTTTCTGAAAACGCAGTAGAAGATATAAATCAAATTATTATACACGAAACATTATAAAACAGTAGAAGTTCCAACTACTATTTTTTGGAACAATTAATTAAATAAAATAATATGGATAAAAAAATTTATGTAGGTAGCGGGACTGAAAAGTTTGACGGCAACCTAGTTTCTTGCAGTTTATGTTTAACTGATCTTCCTGCTGAACACATTTTTGAGTATAGTGGAAAGAAATATATTAAGCTAAATGTTCAGAAGAAACAGCAAGCTGATGAGTATGGCAAGACTCATTATGTTGCTGTTGACACATGGAAGCCAGAGCCAAAGAAAGAGCAGGCTACAAAAGAAGAGGACTTGCCGTTCTAATAATTGTTAGGCACTATAAGGGTAGCCCACAACGGGCGAATAATTTTATTAACCATATTAAATCTTAATTTGCGTTTCATAAATTTTAAATGTTAAGCCTTTATAGTGCCTTTTTTTCAACAAAAGAAATGGAGATAACTATATTTAAAGACATTAAAAACACATCGCAACCTTTTTACAGAAACGTAGAGGTAGTTTTAACAAGAATAGAGCAGGGTAATTCTAAAGATATTGTTAAGAAGATAAGGTCTGAAAGAGATAAAGAAAAAAGAAACGAATTAAAAAAACTATTACCTGCTATTTGTTTTAGCGGAAAATTTACAAAGCGTAATGACTCATCCCTCACTCAGCATAGTGGCTTGATATGTCTAGATTTTGATGGGTACAAATCAAATAAAGAGTTACTTGAAGAAAAAGAAAAATTAGCTAAAGACAAATATATATTTGCAGTTTTTATTTCGCCTAGCGGTAAAGGTTTAAAGGCATTAGTTAAAATACCTGAAGATCTAGACAACCATAAAAATTATTTTAATTCTCTTAATAAACATTTTAATTCTGATTATTTTGATACTACGTCTAAAAATGTATCAAGGGTTTGTTATGAGAGTTACGATCCATTAATTTTTATAAACTTTACATCTAGTCTTTGGGATAAGATAGACGCACCAGATTTTGTAGAATTCAACAAATACAAAGACAAGCCAACCATTCCTGTAACTGATGAAAACAAAATAGTTGAAATACTTTTAAAGTGGTGGGAAGGTAAGTACGGCTTAAGAGATGGAGAGAGAAATAATAATGTATATATACTAGCTGCGGCTTTTAATGATTTTGGAGTGCCAAAAAATTTAGCAGAGTATGTCATGAGTAACTTTGACAGTAAAGATTTTTCTTCACAAGAAATTAAAAGAACAATAGACTCAGCTTATGCACAGGTACAAAACTTTGGAACAAAATACTATGAAGATGAGGATAAAGTTAATCAAGTAAAACAACAACTAAGAAGAGGTGTATCAAAAAAAGAAATCCGATGTCAGTTAGAAGACGAAAATATTGATGTCGGAGATATTGATAATGTTATAGTTCGTCTAGAGGAAGAGCAGTCTAATTATAAGTTTTGGACTAAGAACGAAAAGGGAGTAATAAAAATAGTACACATCTTATTCAAAAACTTTTTAGAAGACAATGGGTTTTATAAGTTTAATCCTGAAGGAAGTAAGAGTTATGTTTTTGTTAGGGTAACTAATAATTTAATAGACCACACGACAGAAAAAGAAATAAAAGATTTTGTTTTAACTTATTTATTATCTGTTGACGACCTCTCTGTTTACAATTACTTTGCTGAACACACTAGATATTTTAGAGAAGAATTTTTGACATTGCTTTCTTCAATAAATGTATTTTTTATTGCCGACACAAAAGACACAGCTTATTTATATTATATGAATTGTGCAGTTAAAATAAACAAAAGCGAAATTGTGCTTATAGATTATTTAGATTTAGGTGGATATGTTTGGAGAGATCATGTTATTGATAGAAATTTTACCTTATGTAAAGTTGGCGAATGTGATTATAAAACTTTTATATCTAATATATGTGGAGAAGATAAGAGTAGAATTGACTCAATGGAATCTACCATTGGTTATTTGTTACACGGCTGGAAAAATTTATCCTATTGTCCCGCAGTTATATTAAATGATGAGGTTATATCAGACAACCCTGAAGGTGGTACGGGTAAGGGTTTGTTTATGAATGGTATATCTAAAATGAAAAAGAATGTTACCATAGATGGTAAGAGTTTTACTTTTGAAAGATCGTTTGCTTATCAGTTAGTTTCTGCTGATACACAAATACTTTGCTTTGATGATGTAAAAAAATCCTTTGACTTTGAAAGATTATTTAGCGTTATAACTGAAGGATTGACTTTAGAAAAGAAAAACAAAGACGCAATAAAAATACCATTTGCAAAATCTCCAAAGGTGGCTTTGACAACTAACTATGCTATAAAAGGTAAGGGCTCATCGTTTGAAAGAAGAAAGTGGGAATTAGAGTTGGCTCAGTATTATACCAAAGACTTTACTCCTTTAGTTGAGTTTGGTAAATTAATGTTTGGAGAATGGGATGATAACGAATGGTGTCAGTTTGATAATTATATGATTAAAAATTTACAAATGTATCTTGAGCATGGATTATTGAAAAGTCAGTTTGTTAATCTAAAAGTAAGGCTTCTTATAGCAGAGACAGACCATGTATTTATAGAGTGGTGCGGACTCATTGGAAGCGGATCTATAAATGATAAATTAAAACCAAACACTAGAATATATAAACCTGATCTTTATACAGATTTTATTGAAGACAACCCTGACTTTGCACCCAAGTCTAGATTTACAGTCTCAAGAATTAAATTTTATCAATGGATAAAAGCCTTTTGTTTGTTTTATTACAAGGTTGAGGCTCAAGAGGGTAAAGACTTAGGCGGAAGATATTTTATTTTTGAAAAGAATGATTAAGTTTAGAGACTATCAAGTAGATATTATAAATAAAGCGTTAGGCATTTTATTTGCTCACGGCTTTGTATACTTAGCTATGGAAGTTAGAACAGGCAAGACCCTTACAAGTTTAGGAATTGCAAACAGAACGCCTTGTTCTAATCTTTTGTTCCTTACAAAAAAGAAAGCTATCTCTAGTATTCAAGAAGATTATGACTTGTTAAATCCTGAGTATAATATTACTGTAATAAATTACGAATCTATACACAAGATAAAACAAACGGGTTGGGATGTAGTTGTTTGCGATGAAGCTCATACTCTTGGTGCGTTTCCTAAGCCAAACAAAAGAGCACGACAAGTCAAAGAGATACTTACAAGATCCGCACCACTTGTTATTTTATTGAGCGGTACTCCTACTCCAGAGTCTTACAGTCAAATGTTTCATCAGCTCTATGGGATACAAGGTAGCCCTTTCAAAAAATTTAAAAACTTTTATGCTTTTGCCAGAGTATATGTTAATGTCACACAGCGTAAAATAAATAGTTTATTTATTAATGATTACTCAAAAGGTTTACAGTCTATCATAGACGATGTTGCTCCTTATAAAATTAATTATACGCAAAAGATGGCAGGTTTTAAAACAGAAACTAACGAAAAAATACTTTATGTAGAATTAGAGGAAAAAACCAAATCGTTGATAAGTAGAGTAAAAAAAGACAGAGTTATTGAGGGTAAAGAGGAATTGTTGCTGGCTGATACTCCAGCTAAACTTATGACTAAAGTTCATCAAATGTGTTCTGGTACAGTTAAGTTTGAAAGTGGTAACTCCATTACTTTAGATTACAGCAAAGCAAAATTTATACACAATTATTTTAAAAATGAAAAAATAGCTATCTTTTATAAGTTTACTCAAGAATACAAAGCATTGAAAGAAATATTTAACGACAAGATTACCAACGATTTACAAGAGTTTAAGACGACAGATAAATGTATTGCTTTACAAATTGTTTCAGGAAGAGAGGGAATTAGTTTGAGACAGGCAACAAGTTTAGTCTATTATAATATTGATTTTAGTGCTACATCTTATTGGCAAAGTAGAGATAGAATGACAACAAAAAATAGAGAGACCAATAATATATTTTGGATTTTCAGTCAAGATGGAATTGAAAAAGATATCTACAAAGCTGTTGTTAAAAAGAAGGATTACACCCTTTCACATTTTAAAAGAGATTTATTAGATTTGTAGTATGACTGAGCAGCAGATACAGAATAAACGCATAGCTCAGTTAGAGAGCCAAGGTTACTATGTTATTAAACTAACAGTAACAAATAAAAACGGAATTCCAGATCTAATTGCAATACCTCACGGGTCTAAAGTTTTGTTTTCAGAAATTAAAAAACCAAAAGGTAAGCTCTCAGCTTTACAAAAATTTAGAATAAAAGAACTTGAAGAACACGGAATACAGACAGAAATATATAGAGGCTAAAGGTTATGACGTTGAAGATTACTTCATGGACAACCTTTCTGAAATGAATTTATATACAGCATTGAAGATAGCTACCTTTATTGAAAAAAATATACAACTAATAGACGAAACAAAATTACGCTCTACAGTTTTAGGAGGCTGTATTGTTCATACTATTGGAGAGCCAATTACTTTTGTGATTGAAATGATACGCAAAAAAAAGGGATACACTACCTTAACAGACGTACAATTAATTGACATGGATGAATATTTAGATTTAATGTTATTAGATTGTTATATAAAAACTTCTGAATAATTAGGATAAGTCATTTTTTTGTTTATATTTGGAAAAACCAAGTATAAATGCCCAGAGTAGCACCAGAAGACGCTTCAACTATCGCACACATTAAATATGTATCTGACAGTATACATACTTTTGGTGATAACTTATACGAGGACTTAATGGAGAGAGATCATGAGGCTGCAAAGAAAAACGCACAAGAGTTAATTAAAATATTAGCTGATTTAATTCAATCTCTTTCTGATGAAATCTGATAAGGAAAACAAATACGGCAAGCGTATCAGGTTATCTCCTGACGAAGTAGATTTTATCTTACAAAGAAGAGCAAAAAACTTAGACAATATAAACAATAACACCGCACTTGATATACATCTTGAAGAAAGAGGTATAGATAAAAAAGACGTTGTAAGCGTAAAGCATTGGCAAAGCGGAAGCGGGGACTACAGATTTTCTATTGTTACAAAAGAAAACTTAGAGTTAGATGAGCAGCAAATTTTTGGAAAAGTAAATTCATTTATAGCTAACTACGCACCTGATTATAAGCCACTCCGAAAAAAAATAAAAGAAAGAAAGTCAGGCCATCTTTTAGTTGTAAACCCTGCTGATATACACATAGGTAAATATGCTAATGAAAAAGAAACAAAGCAAGAGTATAATACTGAAATAGCCGTCTCAAGGGTTTTAGAGGGGGTTAGCGGCCTTATAGAGAAGTCAAAGGGGTTTGATATTGATAGGGTTTTATTTTGCATAGGCAACGATGTATTACATATAGACAACGTATATTCTACTACAACTAAAGGTACATATCAGGATACAGATGGTAAGTGGTGGGAGCATTATGAAGTAGCTTTGCAACTTTATGTTAAATGCGTTGAAATGTTACGCAAAGTTGCCCCTGTAGATGTTTTGCACAGTATGAGCAATCATGACTATCAGTCAGGATATCATCTAGCACATACTCTTAAAAGCTGGTTCAGAAAAGCAAAAGACGTTTTCTTTGATATCAGCGTATCTCATAGAAAGTATTATAAATATGGAACAAACTTGTTAGGGTTAGAACACGGGGACGGAGCGAAAATGGTTAACCTACCTTTGCTTATGGCTCAAGAGAATCCAGTAGATTGGGCATCAACAACACATCGTTATTGGTATTTACACCACATACATCATAAAGTAAAACACAAGTGGTTAGACGGAAAAGATTACATAGGAGTTACTGTAGAATATATGAGATCGCCTTCGTCTTCAGATAGCTGGCACTCACGCAAAGGATTTACTGGAGCTCCATTAGCCTGCGAGGGGTTTATACATAGTAAACTAACTGGGCAGGTGGCACGACTAACTCATTATTTCTAATGAAAAAGTATTTAATCAAATACACCTTAAGAGATGGAAGCAAAGAATCTGTTGAATTAGAAACTCGTGATTTGTTTTTTTCTTTGTCTCAGTTTGAAAGAAACAGAGATATATTAAGCTGGGATCTTATTAAGTTAATTTAAAAAAACTATTTCAGATAATTGTTTTAGGTCTAAGAGTTCCTGACACTTTTCGTATTCTTCGGTATAAATATAATAATCAATTAATGTGTCATAGACTGGATCATTACCATTTAGTATTGGTTGATCTGGATTATATATAAAGTACACCTCATCTTCATTAAAAAAATCTTCTAATCTTTTTCTACCTGTCAAAAGAAGATACGAGTTATTCATACATTTATCCTCATCAAACATCATCTTCTAGGTCTTTTCGGTCTACGAGGTGGTTTTTTATTAGGGTTTGCGTCTCTCCATGTTCTAGGGCTTCTCTTGTAATCAATAAAATTTTTATATGCCCTTTCATATCTTTCTAATTTCTTTTGATACATTACATCTTTATACTTTCTTGGGTTTTCTATCTTGAGTTTCTCAAGCTCCTCTCTAGATAAACCGCTTTTCTTTTCGTTTCTTAAGCCTTTATATATATCAGCCAACAAGACTTTTCTTACATCTCTATACAAAGGAACAAAACCTGTATTACCTAAAATTTCTATTGGAATCCTTTGTTCTCTTTCTCTTACTTGTCTTTCTCTTGCTTCACTTGTTTTTCTATCTGGCTCTGTTAATTTTCTAGTAGCAAATGCTAAAGTTTTTACTGGTGGAGAATATGGCCCTAAAAAGTTAGGAGCAATTTTACCTGCATCTAAACCTCTGCCAGACTTATAATCTTGTCCTGTTTTTACTAAAGGTATGATGTTATATTGAATTGCATCTCTATATTGATCGTACTCACCATCACGCAAAGCATCACCAAACTCTGCGTTTAACAGCTCTATATTGTAATTTTGTATTGTTTTAAAAGCGTTACCAAAATTTCTACCTAAAAGAAGAGATGTAAAAGTAGTTGCTAAAGCCTGCCCAACTTGTTGTTCCATATCTTTTTCTTCATCATCTTCATTTTTAACATCTAATAACTCTAACATTAATTCTCCAGCTACTTTAATTCCTAACGAATACGCAGTCATTCTGGTGGTAACAGCAGCCAGTAATTTTGCACCTTCAGCTCTTGTAAACTTACTATCGCCATAACCAAAAGAATTTTGAGCTAAAGCTTGTAGACCAATAACTGATGTATCAAATTCTTGTTTTAAGAAAGTTGTCATAAAGTTATTAAAGTTTACCCAAACTTGAGCTAAACCTTTGGCATCTTTACCTTGTAGTCTAGACATAAAAGGATTGTCAGAAGATCCAATAAGAGTTACAAATTCATCAGCTTCTTTTACAGCTTCTTGTAACGCTTCTTTATTTTCATTCATATAATTTTCATCATTCTCTGATATTTTCTTATAGTCTATATCATTCCCTGTTATCTTTTTAAAGGTCTCTGACAGTTTTCCTAAATACATTGGCTTCATTACGATTTTATCAGGACTACTAATTAAAGTATCTGCTATCAATGCTACAGCGTTCTTGAACTTTTTACCAGAAGCATCCCAAAGGCCAACAATTTTTTCTTTAGATGTGCTAACAAACCTTTCGCTTTTGTATGATTTTTTGTTAAGTATATCTACGTCAACTTTTGATGACATCAAATTTTCTCCAAGCAATCTTGTCAATACTTTACTTTTTAAATTTTGCAATACATCGGACAGTTCTTCAGTAGATAGTTTGTTCTTTTTAGAAATGCCTGAGTAGAAGACCTGTGGGTGTAATGCAGCAAATGCCATGTTTGATAAATATTCCACACCAGCTCTTGGAACACTAGCTAACATGGTTCTATAACCTAGCCTTTGTAACGCTGCTGATACCATTTGCATATAATTATTTTCTACAAAGTCGGCTGCTAAAGTATTTTGTATTGACTGATTAATTCCTTTTTCTAATGAATTTAAAAACGCCTGCACTTCTTTTGGTGGGCTACCGTTGTAGTCTTCAATAATTTTATCTCTCATGGTTTTAAAAGTTTCTTTTGCTTTTCTCACAGGAGTTGTCATATAGTAATCTAAGTTTGTAAATTTAGATCCTCTTTCGGAAGAGTTTAAAGCACTTGTATATATTGGATTTACTTGACCAGTTCTTTCAATACCTGACTTATCTTTAGTTGAAGGTCTTCTGTAATTATCAGTTGACTGGATAAAATTATCAATAACATCTTTATTTATATCAACACGCTCTCTACTTTTAGGTCTAACAGAAATATGAACATAGTTTTGTCTAGGAACAAAAGCTGCGTCTCTATTGTTAGCAGCATAAACTGCGTTAGCCGCATTATCATTATCTATTTTTTCAAGTATTTTTATTGCTTCTTTTTCATTTTTACTAAACTTATTATATACATCGTCTATATTAAAATTATCTACATTATAATCTTCTCTGATCTTTTTTAATACTTCAAGCTCTCTAGCGTCTTGCTTGTCAAACAATCTGTTCGCCTCTAAATATTTGATAGTAGCGTCTAGCCAATCAATAGCTGCTGTCACTTCTTTGTTGTTTGGATTAGATTCAAATTCTTTTTGAATTCTGTAAAACATAATCCTAGCATCAGCTTCAGCCACTTTATTAAGAGCAACTACTGTTAACTTAGAATAAGTTTTCTCTATTAATCTACGAGCTCTATCTCTAAGTTTTCTTTCTTTTTTATTTTTGACCTCCATTTGTTGCTGACCTTCCGCCATGTCATTAAAGAAAGCCTCAAACATTTTTTTAGTATTGAAGTCACCAAACAATCTATCTATATTGTATAGCTGCCCCCTTTCTATAGCGTTATATATTTTAGACTGTTTATTAAATGGATTAAATGTTTTTAATTTAGAATATATGCCCTCTATAGTAGGAAGTTTTAACTTACCAGCCTTAATATCAGTAATAATTGGTGCTGAATCTCTTACTGCTTTCATTTTAATAATAAGCCTAGACATTATACCAGGTGCGTAGCCTTTGTTTAAAGTATTAACTAATCGTGCTAAGTTTTTAAGATCGGTATTTTTCATGCCTTCCAATATTTTTGGGTCTTTAAGTAACTTAACAAGCTCTCTTATATCTTCTCTAGTTTTTCTAAAAGGAAATGAAACATCAGAATCTTTCTCAAATCTATTTCTATCAACAGTTAGTTTCTTAATTTGATCTATTAGGCTTTCTTTCTCTGCTTGTATTTCTTCAGGAGTTTTAGGTTTTGACTCTTCTTTAGGATTGATTTCATTTTTATATGCTTGCATTAAATCGGCATCCTCCTGTGAAATAATATTTTTTTTCACTAAATCATTTAAAGTTTTTTGTAAATCTATTTTACCATTTTTAAACAATATTTTCTTTGCACTATCAAAAATACTTTTAAGTTCTTGTACTCTAGACTCCTGCTCATTCATGGCTTCCATGATGTTACGAGATTTTTCTGCATATACACCCGCCTCTTCAGCATTATCCAACATTATATTTCTTTCACCTAATCCATTAATTATATCTTTATAGTCTTGATATACTTTTGCTGGAATAATAGAAGGGTCTATAGTTACGACCTCTCTTAATAATGTTTCAAGACTTATATCTTTACCACTTAAAGCATCAGCTAATATTCTACCTATACTTCTTTTAAGACTCTTAGAGGCTCTAGCTGCTTTTTTTCTTAATGTATTTTGCTCAGCTTCTCTATCTGCCTTTTCAAATATTTTCTTTATTTCGTCTACAGTTTTCTTTTTAGAAGCATCATCAGTAAAAGCCTTTTCGTCAGTAACCTTTTCCAGTATTTGATCCACTTGTTTTGTGGTTATTTTACCTCCTGCTTTCAAAGTCTTTAAATATCTTCTTATAGATCTTAATCCTTTTTTATAGCCTTGATTTAAATTGTTTAATATATTATTTTCTATTTCATTTATAAGCTCTACATTTTCTGCGGTTTCTCCTTTTTGTTCCGCCTCTTCTTGTGCTACCTGATCTTCTACATTCTCTTCAGGCATATTTAAGAACTTATTAATATTCTTTTTAGTTGGTTTTAATCCTGTAACTTTTTCAAACTCAGCTTTAAAATTATTAAGATCAATATTGTCCAAACCAAAATACGCATCTATATCTTTTTGAGTTCTATAAGGAGATAGGAAGTCTACAATATCATCAGCACTTAATTGTTGCCCATTTATTTCTAAACCATCTTCTATGTTTTGTGCATTTGGGTCGTTCTTTTTAGCAATATATCTAGCACCAATAAATTCAGATGGGTTTCCACCAAAATATCTTTGTAAACTTTCATAAGAAAATTTTTCATTAAACAAAGATTCTTTACCATCGCCTCCCATAATATTGTCTCTATCTCCTCTACGGCTTTTTTGCTTTTGTTCTTCAACAAAAATATCATTGGCTATTTGACGAACTGTTCTACCATCTGTTCCTTCAATAGGAGCATCAGGATTTATCTCCTCCTGGCTCTCCTCAACGACCTCCGTTGTTTGCTCGCCTTCTGGCGTGGTTTCTTCGGTGCTCTCTTCGGTAAGTTCTGTGACGTTGTCTCCAATTCCCACCTCTGGGCTATCTTCGGTAGATTCTTGTGCATCCACCTTCTCTGTGCTTGACTCTTGAACGGCATCTGTTTTATCTGTTTTAGTTTCTACTGCTGGTGTAACTTCAGTTATACCACTTAACTCAGCTATCTCATTTTTAATTTGTTTTAGTCTTTCTTTACCCGCTTCCGTATTATTTCCTTCGTACTTATTTTTTTCTATTTCTAAATCTATAATTTTTTCTATCTGCTCTTCATTTGTAATACCAGCTTCTTCTAGCTTTTGACGAATATTATCACCAGTAATAATACGCATTTTCCTATCATCGTATCTTTGTTTTAACTCAGGATTGTTTTCTATCTTATAGTCTAGACCCATAAAAGTTACATCGTCTGTATTATCAATAGCCTCAATCACATCTTTTTCTGTTACCACTTCTGTTTCACCAAACTGATCTTTTAATGTATACTTGGCAGGAAATAAAATTTTTCTGCCCTGTTTAATTATTGCATCTTTAACAGGGTTTGTGACTGGTGATGATACTGTATTTAAAACGTAACTTACAGGTGCCTTACCAACACCACCTATAGTTTCAAAACCTATTTCTCTTACATCTTGATCTTGCCCTGCTAAAGCTCTAGCTGTAGATTCACCTACACCTCCCCCAATAGCTTCAGTAGTCAAAAAGGTAGCCGCTTTTTTAGGGTCTACTCCAAGGACTTTTTTGGTTGAACTAACTCTTTTTGCTAGCTTACCCCCTATTCCTAAAAATATTCTATCTATTATTGCTATAGAACCACCTCTAGCAATAGATTTATTTCTTGCTCTTTTGTATGCGTCTTCATCTTCCAGTATTGCTCTTATACCTGCTTCGTCAAAACTCAGGTCTTCTCTTTTATCTATTTCTTCTCTAATAAATTCAGCAAAAGATAGTCCAGTTTCTAATGCACCACCTGCCGCAGCAAAAGCTAACTTTAATGTACCTGGGTTAAAAGCTCCTACAAGAGCTCCTGGTGCTGCTCCTACACCTCCAAATCCTGCACCAGCAGTTGCACCTGCCGCAGCTCCACCACCAATAACTGTTCCTGCTGCCATTGCTGAAGATGGGTTTATCATTTGAGTAATAGTCTGTGCACCTATTTGCAAAATAGCCGAAGGGTTTTTTCCTATACCTTCTAAAAATCCTAAAAACTTGTTGTCGGCAGCATCATAAATTTTATTAAAGTTTAGCATTTCATCAGTCTGTTTTGCACTCATTAACTGATCTTGAGTTTCTAGAAAAGCCATAATTTCTTCGTCTGTTGCAGACTGTCCCTTTAAAAATAATCTATTTGCTTCATCGGCAGTATTCCCCTGGGCAAATCCTGATTTCATAGACCTGTATATATCACTAATAAAATCAGTTACTGAGTTTTTACCAACAACATCTTCTAATATTGTATTGTCTTCTTGAGTTCCTTCAATAAAAAAATCACCACTACCAAAAGTTTCAGTAGTTTGGTCTCTAGGTTGTGGGGTTGTAATTTGTGTAGTAGTTTGATCTATTTGTTCTTCTCCAGATGGTGTATCAAAATCTACCTCTGCTTGATCTACAGTTTCTTCATCTTGAAAAGGCTGCCCTGTTGTAGGGTCTATAGGGGCTGTTGGGCTACTTGGCTCGTCTGAAGATGCCAATGAAATAGGTTCCTGACTTTGTGGTGTAGGAGATTCCATAGGCTCCTGAGCCCCAAAAGGATCGGTAGGTTCTTTTTTTTTTAAGCCATACGCCTGCTCAAAAACTTCAAGACTTTCAACATCATAGTTTGGTTCTATTATTTGCTCATAGAATTTTTTACGCTTCACATCATCCATTAAATAAGCAGTAAATTCTTCTATGCTTCCTAATTCGTACTCGGCAGCTAGAGCATCATATAATTTCTTTATAGCCTCTTTGTTCATTTAATTAAATAGGTAATTTTTTCTTTTTGCTTTTGAATTTTCTCTCTTGTTCTTTTATTAAGGTATCTACTGCTGGCTCTAATAAGTATCTTTGCATATAGTCTAATATTTCTTGATTCTTATCAAAATCATCAGCACTAATTCCCATTGAGGTATCAAAGAACCAGTCATTAAATGATGTATCAAGATTTTCCATACCTGTTCTAACCGCATCTATTTCTCCATCACCATTAGAGTCAACAGCATATTGTCCGTTTTTCATTGGTGGCCCTGTGTATCCACCTGCTTTTAACTCTGCATTTAACATTCCAAGATCATCAGTTGAATATTTCAACTGTGATTGTAAAGGAGGGTATTGTATTTTTTTGTCTCCAAGCTCCATTGTAAATCTATCTGCTCCCTCATCTTCATAATAAAAATCGTATGGCTTAAACTTCTTACCATACTCTCCTCTTTGTAAATCTTCTATAATTTTTGGATCTATTGCTGCTAATGCAACTTTATTAAACACCTTCTTTAACTCTTTATCAGAATCTATACCAAAGAGCTGCTGAATATCTGTACCTAATTCAGCATTTAAGTATGCCTTTGCATTTTTATTATCTAACTTACCTTCTTGAACCGAATATATATTTGGCCTGTACTTCATGGCTTCAAAATCTTCTTCTATTAATTCATTTTCATTTTCCTCTAATTTTTTTAATCTTTCCCTTTCTAACGCTAGTCTTTGTCTTTGATATTCAGTAAGATCTTTGTCACCAGCTTTGACTGCTTCTTTATTGTCTAGCATAGCAATCATTCTATTTTTTAATAGCTCATTAGCTTCTTCTACTTGAGACTCCCAAAAAGGAGCGTCTTTTACTGGAACAGGCATACCAAGCTCATTGTATTCAACTAAAACTAATTTAGGATCTAACGCAGCTTTTTTTGGATCAAACTCTGGCTTATACCCCTGCCCCATATCTCCTAATATACTGAACACAGTATTGTCGTCATCGGTCAAAGTACCTACTGTATTGTCTAAATACTCTTGAATTAAATCAGTCTCTAATGCTTGCTTCTGCCCTTCAATAGATAAAATATTTCCAGACTTATCTATATCAGCTAATATCAATTCACCAAGTCTATCAACTGAGCCTTCTAATTGTTTATCTATAGCTCCATTTTTTGTTACGTTGTTGATACGAGTATTAAACCTATTTTGTATAACATTCATACTTACATGCCTAGAAGGATCCATTGATATTGATCCATCTTCATTTGGTCTTACTAAAGATAACCTTCCAGAATCTGGATTTACATAGCCTTTTACATTTTTCAAATTTCCAAACTCTGCGTTTTGTTCATTAAACCAAATCTCAAATGATGATGCGTCTTTGTTTTCTGCACGCTTTACCATTTCAGTATAATCAGACTCCCACCTTTTAGAAACATTACCAAACTGTTTCCAATCTCCTAACACTCTTTGTTTTGCTTGTGCAAATTCTGTTTGTGTAATTAAGCCTCTTTTAAATAAATCGTTTTGTGTTCTTAAAAAATTAGCAGAGTTTCCAGACATATCAAGAGCTAAATTTTGTAGAGACTGATTTGTGTAGTCCTCCATTTCATTCAGCTTACTTTCTACTTCCGAAGTATTAGCATCTATTTCTGCTCTTTTAGCTTCTCTTTCTTTTCTTATTCTAAGTAAGTCGGTTGTTAAATTACTTGCAACGCTACCCCAGTTTACAGTAGTTTTGTCAAGATCTCTTTTGACGTAAGTATTGAAATTTATATTTTTTTTCGCCATTTTAATTAGCTTCTATTTAGACTTAGGTTGCCTAATAATTGTGAATTTAAAGTAACTGGGCCTCTATTTTGTAATTGTTTCATCCTATCCGTAAATGAAAATCCATAGTTTATTTTTGGCTCAAAGTTAAATTTATTTTCTTGATTTAATGCAAAAGCTGATTGGCCTCTTTGAAAACCAAAGTTCGGAGTAAAATTTAACAAATTTTCATTTACCATTGGTTCTTGAGTTGTGGCAGCTACAGTAGCAGGTTTTAAAAGACTGGCGTATTTTCCTGGATCTTTTAAATATTCAGATCTGCTTATGTTGTTTTTTGTAAATATGGCTTTATTTTTATCAAAAGTTTTAGAAAGCTCTCTATCTGCTTTAGATACAGGGTTCAAAGCCTGAGCTTCAGCAGCAGCACTTATACCTCCTATTATTGATTGAGCCGCTCCAGCTTGTAACATACCAACCTTTTCATCAGCCTGTGCGGCTCTTGCTGCTTGGTCTTGGGCAGCAGCTACATCCATCTGAGCTAGTTGCTGATTTACAGCATCAGCTCCTTCGGCTTTTAATTTATCTAATTCAAAAGCATCTTGAGCTTGTTGAGCTCTTATCTTTTGCACATTTTCATTTGATAGTGCACCGATTCTTCCAACTCCTGCCGCCAAAGTTCTTGCATCCGCTTGCTGTAAAGCCTCCACGCTTTCTCTTTGGGCTTGTGCGTTTGCTTCATATGCTTGGTCGTATGCCTCCGTAGGCAGCTTTAGTCCTTCATAAAAATCTTTTTCTATCTTCGCTCTAGCGTCTGCTAATAATCTACCTGCTGCTCTATCGGCATCTCTTTGTTGATCTCTTGCTCTTCCTGCTGCTACTAAATTAGCCGCACCCCCTACTGCTGCTCCTCCTAATGCTATGATTGTTGCTGTTGTTAATGCCATTTATAATATTTTTATCATTGCTTGCGTGTTACTATCTCCCTTCTGATAACCTAACTCCTGGTATATTTCAATCAAAGACTTGCTCTTCAAAAGTGAATATACATATTTTTTTTCTAATGTGCCCGCTAAACTTGTTACTGTCTGTACTAACATCAATAACGCTTCTTTTCTAATTTTTCTATCCTTAAATTTAAAATTAGATATTATCCATTCTAATAAAACTACTTTAGAATTAGTAACGTACATATAGCCCGCACAGATAGGCTCATCATTATAATACACCATATAGCCCATATCAGGTAAAAAGTCTTGTGCGGGTGCAGTCCACTTCCAATCCTTCCACCAACCACACAAAATATTGTCATAATCGCTATCACTTAGTGGTTTGATATTTAAAGCCATCTATGCAAAGATAATAAAATCTACGGATAACTTTTCATGACGCTACTACCTACAGAAAACAGCTCTACTGGTGTAGTGTCATTATTTTCAAGCGTAAATCTCATAAAATATCCACGAGCTCCATTTGATTCTGCGACAGGGTTTTTATATATAAAACCAAAGTCACCAGCAACAGGAGTGTTTGCTACAGTAGTTACAGTAACTGTGTTTGTAGTTTGATTTACAGCAGTAATTTCACCAACTGGCCTGAAGGTTGTAGGAACTAATGCTGGCTGAAAATATAAAGTGTCTCCAATGCTAAGTATGTTTCCTAAAGTTACTCCAAAAACAACATCTATTCCGCCCCCCAGAGCAACATTGACTGCTGTTATATCGCCAATTCCGTTTGCTGATCTTAATTTAAAATTAACATTATTACTTTTATTTCTAATAAATGAAAACCACTCACCCTCTTTTTGTTTAAAAAATGTACTTAGCATATCACCAACACTAAGATCCGTAATTAATTCTGTTACACCCCAAGCCGCATCACTTTCCAAAGACATGGTTTTGAATAGTTTTATTGTCTGTGGCTCAACATTAAAAACTCCTGTCATTTTTGAATTGTACTGAACACCATAATAATTATTTCTTGTTTCATTGGTGTTGTGTCTATATAGTTGTCCTTGATGAAATGAATAGAAAAAGCTATTCATACCAATTAAGTAATCAGGGATAAATGAATAAAAAGATGGCCATCCTTTTACTCCGTCACTATATGATAATGTTTCTTTTATTGCCATATTAACAATTTACATAAGGTTCTAATTTTCCATTAAGTTGTTGTCTAACCACACCGCCAAAAGCATAAAAGCCATCGGCTGCTGGAATAGTTAATTTTTGATCGTCATATACTGCATAAGCAAAAGCAAAATTACTTCCGTCATGCCATTTGTTTACTGTTGTTGCCATATTTTAATTTTTAAGGACATGATAATATACTTGTTACTATACCATTAGTATTTGATTGTATAAACATTATATCTCCATTTGATAAATAGTAATAACCAGAGTCTCCTTTTAAACCTTGATTACATGGTATAGAAGGATTTGGCCCTGCTGTTTTGAAAACCTTATCACCGACCTGAGGGAATGTAGCCGTTCCGTTATGGTGGTAACTTGTTCCTCTCATTGGAAGGCCTGCTCCTCCATTACAAGCATCAGCAAATAAAGCCTGTGGATCTGATGCAGAAAACGCAGTACAATTAGGAGTTGGAGCACAACCAATACATGCGTCAGTTGCATCTATTGTGGAGTAGCACATATCTTCATTTCTTCTGTCCCTTAAATCCCAGACTAAATATAATGTTTTAGTATTAGCCCCAATAGTTATTGCTGAAGATGTTGCTGAATATATTTGATCTACATTGTTAGAGTCTGGATTAGAGCCAACAATAGGCCCTAAAGGCGTGTTTAGTAAAGCTAAATTAAAAGTAGATCCTGAACTAGCTGGTAAATTGTTATCAGGTATAACATAAAATCTATTTTCAGTATCGCTAAATACAAATGTGTCAGGTGGTATTTTATTAGAACGCATTGTTATTGTAGCACCATTAGGCGGGAACAATCCTAAAGATGATTGCCCACTAGCTATAGAGTAAGCACTTACATTATCAGTACCGCTAAAAGTTACTTGGTCTGATTGAGTTGGGCTTGTAATCTGTCCGTTACTCCAATTATATTCATAATGTATTGTTTGAGCACCTGTGCCTATCAATCCACTTATAGGCGAGCCTAAAACAACTCTTACAACATTCAAAGTTTGTGTTTCTACACATCTTGCAAATAAAGTATACGAAGATGCGGAGTTTGGAGTTACAGTTATTGTAGCTGTTTTTGGGAATGACTTATTTTTGTTTATTGAAATAACTGTACTACTTGTTAAGTTATTATTAGTCGTAGTATTACCATCCCAAACAATTACCACATTTACATCCATAGATCCTCCACTTGGATTTATAGCTACTTCAAAATTACCAGTAGCACTTGTTACGTCTACTGTTATTGAAAGAGGCACAGTTGTATTGTTTTTATCAAGTCTTGCACCGCACTCTATGGTTTCTGTAGTCATAGGTATTGGCGTATTGTTTGTTGAAAAAACATACTCATCCATGTATGGATCATAACCTCCTAGCTTCTGTGTTGTAAGTTGATCAGCAAATTTATTTCTAAAATAAGAACGCATACCAGATGCTGATATAACCTCAAGGCTATCACTTTGTAGTCCAGCACCTGTTAATTTAATTATCGCACCCCTTTTAGTATCACTAAAATACATATCTCTACCCCAACTTGCAAAACTTTCTGGATTGAAACTAATACCATACTCTTCTATTCTTGCTATCTGCTGCCCTAGTATTTCAGGAACTGATACTATGGCACCACCACCCGTTGAATCGCTAATTAAGTTTTTGTTTGCTAAAACATAAGATATTCTGTCCTCCTGTAAAACTAATATATCTGTTTGTCTAGAGTGTAATTTCATTATAGGCCCATAAATTGCTTCACAATCTTTAAAATTAACTAGACCTAAGTTAAACTCATTTAGATTGTTTATGTTGGTAGGGTCGTTAAATACTCCACTATAAGTCAATCCTGCAAATCTATCTTCTTCACGAAACAATGAATTACTAACGGCAGAAACTCTTTCACCTACTCTAAAAAAATTAGTAGTAGGTAAATCTCTGTATCTGAAACTTTCAATACCATTACCAAAAGTATAGCAGTCAGCAAAAGGTAAACTAACAATAGCAGGGGTGTTTGTTGAAATTACTTGGTTTTGACTTATACTACTATTGTCGCCCATATGAGCTAAATCACCATTTACATCTGGTAAAATATTATACATTTCTGAACTATCATAATAAAGGTCGGCATCTGCTATTTCTGGCTTTGTTTCAAAAGCCATTAAATTGTTGTTTTTATTTATTACTATATGTCCTTCAACATGGGCTGGCCTTTGATCTATTCCAGCACTTGTAGCACAAACAGTAAGTCTTACAACTAAAAACAATGTTGATGTTGGGTTTCCAGGAAATTGTTGTTCAAAGTAAAACTGTATTTTATCATTTGTTGCTGCTGGGTTTGAGTTTATAGTTGGAAAATATTGTGCTTCAATCTCTTTTTCTCCATCACTTCTCATAAAAGAAGCTGGATTTAATCCTTCTTGATCCCAAAAGTCTTTAAAGTCTGATGCTGCTGCTGATGCAATAACCTCGTACCTATAAGGAGCAGTCTCTACATTTACACTTTCTGTTCCATACCATGATCTACTTCTCCAACCTCTAAAAGTCATTTCTATTGCCGCACCTGCTGGTATGTCAATATTACTAACATTTCCAAGAGTATCTGTTTCCGTTAAGGGTATTCTGATAAAAGGATCACAGCTAGTACCATCTACTGTGTTTTCTATAAATCCTGTGTCTACTATAGCACCGACAGCAGTAGACGCTATAAAGTTTCTTGGCTGAATCTTCATGTATAAACCTGCTGGAGCTCCAGTAGGTAAATTTTCTTCGCCTGTTGAGCCGCCTCTAGATTTTGCTACTACATCTAAAACTGTAGTTTCAACAAATGTATTTACTATGGTTCCGTTACTTTGTATTTTAACTGTTAATATATCTCCTTTGCTAACTATAGACCCTGCGTAGCCCTCTAGCCTTACCCATGATATACTAGAATTTAATTCGTCAGTAAAAATTGAATTTGAATATATTATATCATAATTTAATAAAGAAGGTTTTAACAAAAATTTATATTTTGTTGCCCAATGCGGTGGCTTGTTAAATATATGTGCGGTTATTGTATTTAAGTCTATAGAAGTAGATGCTGGAAAAAAAGCTGTATTGTTGGACGAAACTAAAACAGTAGTTGCTCTTCCGAAATCATCCATATACATAATTCCAGCTTCATAGTTTCTGTTACTATGCAAACTAAAAAAATCTTCTGAGTTTCTAATTCTAAAAGAAGAATCAGTAGTTTTTCCTCTAACTGGGTTAGTTAATGGGACAAGTTCAGTATAGGTGTATGCAAAAAACTCATATACTTTTGTTCCTGAACCTGTGTTTGATAAGTAATGAACTGAAGGAACTTGTAATACTAAAGTGTCATCAGTTATATTTGTTGTGGTAATCGCTTGTCTAAATCCGTCTTGCGTTGAAGTAGCCGTCCACAAACCTGCTGTTTCAAAATTAAACCCTGCGGGTGGTGTAATTCTACTATAAAACTGATCTGATAAAGAAAAGCCATATTCACTTGGTGGTGTTGTTATTGGAGTAATTGTAGATCCTGCCGAACCTGGAGTTCCTGTTCCTACTGCTTCTGCTAATTCAACGCTAGTCAAAAAAGCATTGAAAGTATTATATGTATTTCTCGCTATTACTGTTGTTGTAATTTCTAATGGTGAGCCTAAAGAATTTGTTTTAAAAGATGAAGGAAAATCTGCGTTTCCTGTGTCTCCACTTAGAGCTTTTCGCCCCTGCACACCGACAGCATAAGCGGCTGTTGAAGTTATAGTTAGAGAAATATTTATTTGTGAAAACTTCTTTATCGGCAACGGAACCTCTGCTTCTGTAAATACAAACTTTGCTGTAGATAAAGGAACAAATCCAGCAGCGTCTCCAAAAGGAATTGCTGGGTTTATATAATTAAATGCACCTCTTTGTAAACCAAATGTAGTATCGGGAAATACTGCGGAGTTAACAATTCTATCTGATACTGGAAAAACCTCGTAATCTATAGGTATTTGTTGACCATCAGCCGTTTCTATATTATATTGTTCAACATAATTACCATATATAAGACGATTACCCATAATTGTTTGAGCCTTAGCAAATCTTGGTACATTATCATATAACCTTAACAATTCATCACTTCCTAAAACTGTATATATTTTAGAGTTAGTAAACCTGAAAGTTTGTAGTTCATTATCTGACCACCCTAAATCAGCCTTGTCAAACCTTTCTATAACATTAATAGTATTTTTTGAAGATTCTTTAAATAACAATTCTATTGCAATAACTAATTCTCCACCTGTATTAAAAGTAAGATCAACAGAATTAAAACTATTTTCCATTCCTGCATTGTAGTAATTACCAAATTCAAAAGAAAAAAGTCCAGGTTGAAAAGCTGGTCTTGTAAATAATGATGTTGCACTATATTCATTGTCCTTATATTGATATCTATATGCAAAACAAATAAATTTATCTTTTAAATAATTTTCTTCACCTGCCACATTAGACAAGGCTAATAAAGGTGCGGCTAATTCATATTCTGTAACACCTAAAGAAGTTGTGTATGAACTAAATCCAGGTGGTTTTACAATAACATTTAATTCTTCGGCTGTTATTTGGTCTCCTGAAACATTAGGTTCAGGGTAGTTTCTGTTTATATTTATTTTTCTAGGAGGATTAAAATCATCTGTAAAAAACAATAAATCATCAAGTAAATTTACACCTGTAATTAAAAACTGTGGATTAAAATTTAAAACTGATTCACTAATAACATGATAAGTTGTTGCCTGAGAAGTGGTATTAAAAGATAGTATCATATCCACTTTTGTGGTTGCTGACATAGCCGAGCTAGGATCATGAACAAACCAATAAATATTTTCTTTTACCCCGTCTTCAAACGCACCTATACATTTGGCGTTAGCAGATAAAGTAACGCCTTCGTGTGATATATCAGTTAGTATTGTATTTCCTTTAGAGTTTTCAACTGCACCTATGTCTGTGTTTTCAGTTGATCCAAGTCTTACGTTAAGTGCGTCTATGTATTGTCCTACAGGTACCAAGCGTTCATCAACGCTTTTATTCATTTTACCTGCTATAAAATTAGTGTTAATATCCATACTACTTTATCCATTTACTCTGACCTCTCATATTCATCAGCAATCTACCTGGGTGCATATTACTTAATCTTAATTTAGCATTTCTTAATAAAGAAGACTTTTCTTTTCTTGCTCTATTAACAATATACTCTTGCACTCCGTACTTACTGTTAAGTAGTGAATATCTTATGTATGCGTATATAAATTCTTCAAATAATTTGTTTACATTAATTTGAGAATTGTCTCCATTTTTCATTCCATCAGAAACATATTCTAGCACTACAGACTTACCGCTCATATCTGAACTAAAATATATTGCTCCCTCTTGTTTGTTTATGGTAAAAACAGGATTTATATTTGCTGTTTCTGTGTTCAAACCAAATCTATCTCCTATCTGTCTTTCAAAATACCAACAACCATCAATACAATGACCCATGCAGTTGTGAAAAGGGCCTTCTCCCAAATAAAGTTTTGCCATACCATCTCCCTGCCTTGATAAATCTACTTGAGAATTTTCAGGTTTTAGAACATTACCATTTATATCAAATAATATTTTAGCTTTATTATCTTGTAAGTACGCACTACTCCACATTGTCTGAATGTTTTCAGTCATAGGAAATAACACGCCATCTCTATAATATGATATTCTAACATAGTTTACATAATCTTGAGGTAGGGTAAATCTAATTTGAGAATCTACAGTTAACTGAAGGATTTTTATTTCCTTCATAGCATCGTAGTTTAGTTCTTGTATACCCCTTTTTGCATGAAACAAAACTTGATATCTCTCAACATTATTTAATATTTCGTTGTTGCCATTATAAATAAGCATAAAGTTTGAAACTATGTCTTCCAAACTAACATACTGATACGAACCCCAATTTTTATCTACTGGTGATGCACCGTTATTTTCATAATATTGATAATCAGTAATATATGCCATATGTTATACTTGTATTTGGTTTTCTTGTACTTCTTCGGTTGATCCAAAGTTGTAAACTTCACTTTCTCTAATCTCCACACCTGCATATTGACAGATTTTTGCAATTAAGCCAGGTTCGTCTGATAATGGTAATTCAAAATCTTGATAGTCGGCTGCTGCTGCGTTAAATAAAGGTTCTCCTGCAACAATAGAATTAAATGTCCACTTAGGTGGTTTAGGATATCTAATATATTGAGTTTTAATTGTGCCTTCAGTCTGAATAGATGTGGGGTAAACTGTTATTGTGTTTCCATCTAAAACATATGCTGGGAACAAAGTAGATGGAGCAGTTAAAGTTGAGCTAGTCAAATAAAATAATTTGTTTTGACTTACTCT